ATTGCGATAGGGGGTGTATGTTTAATGACCCCCTCCCCCCTATCAAAAAGCTCACACGTCCATGTCTAGGACGATCAAGCTCTTCGATAAAGGTTTGAAGAAAGACATTTTAATACTCTTTCTCAACTTTGATGAATTCAATTAACGGAAACTCTTTGATTATTTCATCAATTGCATCACTAATCGACTGTTCATCTTCTTCTTTTGACAATTGACCATTAGATGTGATAGCACGATCAGCTAGCACATTGCATGAGTGATAACCATGAGCGATGTCAAACTGCATCCATTGATCAAATTCATCAAAAGGATTGAATGGGTTGTCTTTAGTTGATAGCATGTGCCTAATCATTTAAGTTTCTCCTTTAAATTAGTTTACGAGCCTATAAAGGATGTTGATAGATATTAGAATTCAACATTATTGAGGATTGTTGACACCGAAACACCTAATGCTTCAGCCACATCAGCCTGTGTGTAGCCAGTTTTTAGTAATCGTTTTGCTCTGTTCTTTTGGGCTGTTGACATTCCACGTTTTGAGTTTGGTGTGAACGACTTCTTTAAAGAGTCTTGGTCTCCATTATTAAAGACCTCGATCATTAATGAGTTACTTATGGCTCCATTCTTAATAGCTTCTACTTCCTTGTCTGTTAAAGTAACTCTTTGCCTATCGGTACCCATTTCAGCACGGGCTTGAGCAAGAACTTTGTTACGTTTCTTCTTAAGTTGTTCTTTGGTGACATCTTCATTCTCTTTAATGTATATGGCCATCCTTTTATCTGCAATAGCTTGGGCCACTCGTTCTTTGGGCGAATTCATTTGAGAAATCTTTACTTTATTCTTAATGGACTCAACTTCTTTAGCATAGGTCTTAGCTGCTACAGGATCACGGGTCATGTTTCCTGTGGCACGGGCCTCCTTTCTAGCATCGAGGGCCATCTGTTTCATATTGTTGGCATAATTTGCATAAATGTTTTCCATTACTGTATTGTGCTCAGAGATTAATTCTCTTGCATCTTTAACAGTGGCCATCCTCTTTAATTCAGTCTGGCGCTCTACTTCCTTAAGCTTGACGCCCTTGACTTCTGATGGAAAGGAGGGTCTATCTATCTTAGCAGCCGGGTCCTTAGCTTTAATACGCTTGTACTCCTCAAGCTCTTTGTTGTACTTAGACTTAGCCTTGAAGAATGCATCCTTCTGTTCATCAGTCATCTTCTTGTAGCTAATGCTAGGCTTGAGGTAGAAGTCATAGGTAGTACGATATACTTTCTCACCTCTATCATAGGCTTTCTTCTCAGCTGGTGTCATCTGATTGACAGCATAGATCTCTTTCCTATTGCCTACTCTTTCTGGTGCAGTAGCCTGACTAAGGATAGTACTAGCACCACCGCCACCTTGGTACTTCTTCTTAAGATACTTGATGTCATTGTCTTTCTCAGACTGCTTCCAATTGAGGTTATGCTTCTCAGCATCTATTATTACCATGGAATGTTTAACTGCTTTAACTATATCGGCTTCAGGTGCTCCTGCAACCGTCATGTCTGTGATCAGATTAGATACTTTACCCATCTCCAATCCTTTGTTAAACGAGTCTTCTGTTCCAACTCTAGGCATGCCAGGGTAAGCTTTATACTGAACTTGATGGTCAAAGTCTTTTAAAGCGGCTAACGGTTTCTGGGTCTTAATGTCTTGACCTCGTACTGGTATTACAATGACTGTGTCGCCATCAAAGTCAGCACCTGATAACTGTTCGGCTACATTATGGTTGATCCCTACGGCGTGTTTAGCTTGTCCGAGCATTTCTTTTCCTTCGACATTACGGTTATTAACCTTAAGTCTAGGCGACTCGAATGGCCCTGTATGTGGGTATCTTACCAATACGACTTCCTCACCTTGCTTATAGTTGGGAGCATAGATCTCATTGTCTTTAATATTGTGCAATGGAAGTATTACATGGGTTGCCTGACCACTAAGAGGTGCTGCTTTCATATGTGTAGCTGCGCTATCACACTCATCAGCAAATTCCTCAAGTAATTTCTTCTTGATGGTTGGGTTATCTATGTTCTTGATAGTATCGAACTCATTGGCCTTAATGTCATAGGCTATACCAAGCTGCTGTCTAGCAAGCTGGTTAGGCTGCTTCCCTAAGAACTGTGATGCTAAGTTCTTACTCCAGATTTCCCAATCTTCATCTGAATTTACTTTGTTTATACATGACTGTTGCTTCTTACCATCAGCATCTTCATAAAATATCTGCTTGGTATTAGCACCGAATGGCATGTCAGGATCATCTTTTAAAGATTTAAGAACCTGATTATCCTTATCTTTAGGGTTCATCATTGGAACATCTTTCGTCTTGTTAGTGCTAAATATAACATCTACACCTTTTGGAAATTGGTCCTTCTTACCATACATAGCCATACCTTTTAAGTAATGAGTATCATCTACAGCAATTCTAACCTGCATGTATTGATCATTACCTAATTGCAAATCTTTTACTCCAGGACGAATAAGCATACAGCCATCGGCTTCTTTACCACCATCTTCTGCATATATAATTTTTACTCGATCTGAAGATATAGATTTAGGTGGCAGTTTTTCTTCAATAGTTTTACCACCATCGGTTGACTGGAAGTGTGACATTAATGCAATCTTATCTCGATTGTCATAAATATCTTTCCAAGCCATATCATCTTTGGTTAATACTTGAAGGTTGGTATAGTTACCAAGGTTACCTTGCTGCTCAACTTTCAAATATGTTTTCTTATAGCCTTCATCTTCAAGTAACCTTACGGCTGCATCAAGTTTCTGCTTTGAACAGTTAAGTGCAATCTCGTTGGCTTTACCAACATCCAATATACCTGATTCGCTCTTCTCCAACTCAACTTTAAGAGTGTTTGCTATGTTTCTTGTAGAACTTAACTTCTCTTTACGTGCTGGATCCAACCAGGTTCTTATAACGGATTCATTAACGCCCATCTCTCTACCAATAGCGGTAGTAGACATACCTTTCTGTTTAAGTTCCATAGCTCTAGATACATTAGCAGCCATGTCGGCTTCTTTGCCTTGAGTAACCCAAGCTCTAAGAGCTGTCGTCTTAAACTTTCCTTCACCTTTGAAATATGTTTCATCCATGAATTTGGCAATCTGACCTTCGGTCATGCCTTTCTCACGCATGTCTCTATAAGCTCTATAGAATGAACGTTTATCTTCAAGAAAAGGATTATGATCTACTGGTCGATAAGGTCTCTGATATGGGTTAGCACCAGAACCCCAAGGATATCGACCTGAATGTTCTTTAGTACCACGATGCTCTAAATATAATTCTTCATCGATAGTCTTACTCATATCTAAACCTCACTTTTAATCTCATCAATAATCTTGTCAAATGTTATGATTTTATCCATGATCGGAAAGATCTCATCCGCTTCAGGATTAGATATAATAATGTCGTTGTTTTGATAAAGCCTTAATTCCATACCTATATCACCAGGTCGAATATCATACTCCAAACAAAAAAGAGCAGCATAAATATCTAGCTGCTTAATGGATGCTGGGGTTACACCAGTCTTTAAATCATGGATTCTTAAAAAATTTTTCTTAAAAGAAATAGCATCTGCTGTGCCAAAACAATTATCGCTATAATATAAAAGGACTTCTGGATCCATTCCATAACCTATAGCATCGTTAATATAATTATTTAATGTTACCGTGTTTCTTGGCATCTTTATGCCAAGCTTAATATGTTCTGCTGCTAAAGCATGCAATCTTGTACCTCTTTCAGTAGCTTTCCAATTCTTGTAGCGGTCAATCAATTTATCATTGTCATAATTTAACCATGAATATTGACTAGCGCCTAGAAACGCGTGTTTTCCTTCGAGGTACAAATGCCTGTTCCATTTCATCTAGAACATCCTCCTTATTTTCTGGGTAAACAAAAGAGGCAAACGACATATCATCCATAACCGAAATATAATAATCCTGGTTTGGTTGATGGTGCTCGCGAGCACTTCGTTTAACCTCTAATGCTGCCCATTTGTTTTTGTACAAAACAAGAAGGTCCGGTATTCCTTGAATATAAGTCGGGTCATTCTTCATGACTATACATCCAGGGAATCGGTCCTCTAGTTCCTCAATTAATTCACTTTGGAACTTTGATTCACGTTTAGCCATAAAAAAGACCCCTTTCAGGCAAAAATAAAAAGGAGACGTATATATTTCTCTTCTCCCCTATTATATGCAATGTATTTATTGCGTGACTTTTTCATGACTATTTATGAATTTTGACTCGTTAAAATTCTTCTTTTCCTTTAAGCATCTCCTTATTGCTAAGTCTATTGGACTATGTGAATAAATATAATAGTAATTGAGATCAGTGAATGGTGTGTTCAGTCTATCTATTCTTCCAGCAGCTTGCACTGTTGCTTTATAAGAATAGTTAAGACTGTAAAATATAATAGTGTCTGTTGTGATACAATTCCATCCTTCTGCTCCTGCAGCATATTGAACTAGATAAATCCATTCATCTCCATTAGGAAGCTCTTGATGTTCGTGTCCATTCCACTCTCTTGTTTCTATGTGCATCTCTTCACCTAAGTCTTTAAGTATCTGTAGCTCAAAGTCAAAGTTGTAAAATATAATTACTTTCTTGTGCTCTATTATTAATTGTCTGACTACTTCTATTCTCGAGTCATCTGAATTAACTACTCTTCTGAGTAGAGCACACAACTCAGAAATATTTTTAATTGGTTGATCAGTTAGTATGTTCCACCGATTCTTAAATATAGATTTATACATGTCTTTAGAATACTCAGCTAAAATATAATTCTCATGTGGAACTGTTTTCTTTTTGTAGTGCATGTATACAGTTATTTGATCTCTGTACCTACACAGTTTCTTAGTGCCTACATATTTGTCTATCTTGGGGAACTTGGTAATGAACGGATTATATACTGCATGTTCAGATAAGAATTCAGAACGATTCCTATAGAATCTGTTAGCTATGAACACTGGAATATAATCAGACCAATCATCACCAGGAGTAGCAGTCAGTAGAATCCACTTATTGCGTTTAACTATTTTGAGAAACGATTTAACCCATTGACCTTTGCCAACAACTCTTTGCTCATCAAATATAAAAAAGGCATCTTCAAATTTCTCATACTTCTTGATATTATTCCAAGAGTCTATGTAAACACCAATCTCAGGATATAAACACAATTCTCTATCTCTATTCAAACCAAATCCAGCTGCTTCTGTATCCCATTCATATGTGTCTCGCTTTCTAGCTGTTGTGATTATTACCAAATCTACAGGATGATCTATCTCTAAAAAATTATCACTTGTTTTAGAATTGATTCTACCGCCACAAACTTTGGTTATAAAGTAAGCTAGGGCAGTGCGTGACTTGCCTGTTCCCACACCACCACAAAGAATGTTGCCATTCCTAAGTTTGTTAACGGCATCCATTTGGTGCTGCCCTAACTCCAAATATAATTACCTCCTATTAATCCCAATCTTCACCATCATCAAAATTATATAGACGATCAATCTCATCTTCATCGATTGTAAAATACGCTGTAGAAAGATATGTTGCACCACCTGAACTCTTACTGATTGTCATGTCAAGCTTAACAATCTCATCTCTATCGAGATCTGCTATAGTTTCTTCATCAAGTCTAATCTTTCTATTACCAAGCACCTTAAATACCTTAGGTGGATAATTATCAAATCTTGCATTGATCTTGATTCTGTGCATCATTACTGTCTCATCATCTCTACTAGGATAATCAACAACCTTGAATCCTTCATCTCTAAGCTTTTCAGCACACTCATCAGTTATAACAGCATTAAAGTTAGGGTAGGCTGACTTATACCTACCATCCTTGCAACTAAAGTTCCTAAACAGAAGCATCTTTGTTCCATTCTGTCTTGTTAAAATATCACTATCTTTTACAAATATTGCCATAATCTTATTCTCCTTTTTAACTAATAAATTCTTCTACATCGCCATACTCGCTAATATCAGCTCTTGCAGCGTCGACTAATCTTGCATAGTATGAAATATCAATATTATCTTCATAATGTAATTCTTTGACAGTTTTGCTTTCCATCCATCTATAACCTTTGGTTCCACCAACAGCATTATACTTACCATCTTTCTCACGAAGAAGTATTGCACCACCGCTTCCAGGTTTGATTGGCGTAAACTGACCAATCTTTCCTACAAACTTATAATCGTGTTCATCTTCTCCAAGCTCTTCATTGAAGTCCAAATATAATGCAGTAGATACTGTCTTAGTCTCACACATATCCTCAAATATAATTGGCTCTTTACTGAACAATGTCTTAAATACATATGGAACTTTGAACTGCGTTCCTGTTGCGGTCCATTCACCTGCATGTTTACCATCAAGATACTTAGCAATATAAACAGCATCATTAACCAGACATATCTTGTCATATGTTGCCTCATGCTCGAATGTGTAACCATAATCTTTTGCAAAGTTCATGCAAAATTCAATAATAGACGGATCAGCATTAGCGATCTTTATAGAATCGGTTTTGATGTGAACTACAGTGTAGCCTCTCTTTTGAACTTCTTTCTTAAGTGTTATCATGAATAATGCTCCACGCTTAGCAACAATATTATCCACATTTCTTGGGTCCTTAAATGGATTATCAAATGTCGCTGTGGTATATCCATAAACAGAGTTAATTACAATCTTCAGCGCCTGTGCTAAACTGTCAGCAACAGACTCATCATCAAGAAACTCTGCTAAAGCACCATTAAGCATAGTGCGAGCAGTATCATAATCATGATGCTTAATAGCGATACGAGCATCAAGAATATCTTTAAACCTAGGCGTATAATCACCAAATAGGTTAAGCGCAATGATACTATGAGGATGTAGGCTAGCAACATCAAGCAAAGCAACATTGTGATAAATGCCAGGCTCAGCATATACATATCCTCCTTCACTAGGATCTTCTTCCAAATATAAACTATGTCCATTCTCAAATGTATAACCTGGAAATTCCTTACTCAGATCTGTATATACAAGTTCTGGGTGCTTATCATCACCAAATATAATTTTAGTAGTATGCTGTCTAGTTGTATTACCAACACTTAAACCACTCAACTTCGCTAATATCTCTCTTGCTACAAAGTCCTGATGACATGCTTCTGCAGTCTTCTCAGTTGCAATAACATCATTAGCACAGTAATCTGCAACTTCTTCCCAATGTTCTTTTGGTAATGGTTGATCCCAAGGATACTGGTTCTCCAAATGATAGATGCCAAGATCTATTTCCCACTTCTTCAGACTCTGCTTAGTTGAGCTATACTCATAAACATCTGCGTAACTCAAATTATAAGCTTCACCAAAGAACGCATTCTGACTACCAGCAATAATTCTTTGAGACAATTTAAAAAGCCGCTCATTGTCGTAACCGGCATAAGCAGCTGCATACATAATATGATTATCATAACGTCTATTATTAAAACCAACCAAACGATAATCAAACAACGGTTTCAATTGATCCGGTGTAGGATTTATAAGTTTAGTAACGGTGCCTTCACCTTTCATTTTGTGACAAACGATAAATACATTCGGAAATACTTCCACATCGTAGAACACTATAGGAGCTTCCTCATAATTATCATTTGAACCATAAAGATCTTCACTAGGCTCATCAGATTTGAACTTCATCTTACTGACAAGCTTTACACAATACTCAGCCTGATGTGTAGACTTCATCGCAAACGTCTCAATCGCTGGGTACATGTCTGAAACATCATAGTGCATGCCTGAAGCATAAGCATCTTCAAGTATCTTAAATATAAAATCTACAGAAGGCTTTGTACTGTCATGAATCTCCTTTCTTAAATTTCTGATGATTAGCTTTCTCAAGCCTCTCTCACTTTGTACAACCTCCTTATTTACCACTTTCTTTACCTCCTCTTTTAGTGGTAGTCCAGTTGATATAGTTGCTATCGGCAAATCATTACATTCTGTCAACCTCCTTCTCAACGCCGACTTACCTTTAAATATCTTTACCTCTACATTAACATCATAGATACTACTAAGCTTCTCAACATCTCCATCCCAAATATAATGCAGATGAAGCCCTTGCCCTGACTTACTAAGTTCCGCATATGTTGGAGGAAATGACGAGGCAGCTTTGATGTTTTCTTTAAGTGACTTCTCTCCAGTCTCAGGGTCACGAATATCAAAGTCTATTACTATCAGATTAGGCTCTACATGTTGAGGTAAAACATAATGCTCTTGCTCTGGTATAATATCCTTTAACAGAGTTTCACACTTATCCCAAAAATATCTAGGACTTCCATCCTCTTTGGTATATTGTGCTGGGCATTCTTTTAATGCTTTATCCAATACACTATAAGAATATGGTTCTAGTTTAAGCCATTTAGGAATATCATCATCTTGCTGTATCTCAGTCCTAGTAGTTAGCTTATCTTTAATAAATCCAACATACACATTTCTTAAATGATTATCACCAATTCTCTTTCTAGGATAAAACTCTTCAAAGAATTCCTCTAATTCTGTTTTAAACCTTAATCTATCAAAAGGATACTTTAAACCAGATAGTTCAACATACTTCCTGTACTTATTCCAAGCATAATCCAAAGTAACATAATCTTTCTCGGCAAATTCATTAAATTCATAATCAATAAAATCATAAAACCTATAAGTCTTTGCTATTTGTCTTTCAGGTTTATAACCATCATACTTTGTTGTATCACTAGAATATAATTCTATACAATGCTTAGCTATTCCACCTAACTCAAACTTAATTTGTTTCATAAGTTTGTTGTACTCGCTTTTAGACACTTTCTTACCTGTTGGTTCTGCATCGATTATTCTTCGAGTCAAACCAGACTTTGCATCTGTTATCTCGACTGGTAAATTTGAAGCCATGATCAAGAACGTATCAAACCTTGCGCCATAGCTATTTTTATACTTAGCATTTATCCTTATCTCTTCATGAGATATCATACTGTTAAGTTTACTGTTATCATAAACACGACTAAGATTACCATCGTGCTCGATAGCTACTAACGGGTTTGACTGGAACTGTTCCATTGCAAACATGGCTCCACTCGTTATGGCCTTAGTGTCTAATGGAATATAATACCCAGCAAATAGTAATTCCATTATTTTAAGAATTGTTGACTTACCGCTCCCAGGTTCACCTGTTATTACTAAGAACTTTTGAATATAACGACTATCACCTGTAAAGATAGCTCCTATACACCACTCTATCTTTGTCAACTCTTCTGTGGAATATAATACACTGGTCAATTGATTGTAGGCCGGTGTCTCTATACTTTCCAAATGATACGGTAGACATTTTGTAGCATAGTTCTCTCTACAAGTCTTCGTGTCGTCAAATATAATTTTATTGTCTAGCTGATGAAAGTTATCTCTAGAAGCTTTCTGACAAAATGAATGCCAACGGTAAATCATTTTATTACTTTCATTTCTTAAATATAAAGGCATGACTTCTTCGCCCTTTTCTTTAAGACTCTCAGCAACAGTTTTTATCTCATTATCGATTAGTGGAATAATATCATTCTCATCTGTAATCCAGAATCCTAATTCCTCATCCCATACAGCATAAACATCACCGCCTCTAATCATTAGGTCTTTTGATCTTCCGACTAAGAATTCAGGGTAGACTTCGGTCACATATAAGTCTTTACCTTTCTTGACCACTTTGGTGGACACTTTCATGAAGTCTAAGCCCATAAAACACGACCTCCTTCGTTTTTATTAATTTTTCAACTTTTGTAAGTGGTACATGGTACATTGGTACATGCCGAATTTTGAGCAAAAATACAAAAACTTGTGATGTACCAGTGTACCAGCTTTTTTTCCAAAAACTTTTATAAATATATAAATATTAAAAATTAATTTTTTATAAAAGAAAGGAAAAAAGGTGGTACATTGGTACAATTGCCCGCAAACCCGCATAAACTCTAGGTTTTTCGTGTACCACCCCACTTTTCCAAGGTGGTACAGGTGGTACATTTTTACCCATTTTTACCCATTTTTACCACTTTTTCACTCATTTTCGAAGTATTTTTCAGTCAAGTACCAGTTCATCTGAGACCAAATTTCAGCCTCTCTTATGTCCGACCTGGCACATTTTACATGAAAAAGTCCTCCTTTTCCGTGGTCATCGTAGTTTCTCTCGTCCAAATTTCTCAAAATATCCATAACTTTTAGGTAGTGAAAGTGGTCATCATCATACTTTTGAAGTCCTAAATTCTTAAACATTACCTCAAAATAGTGCTCAGTTTGGTCATCTTCGAATGCATCATACATAATATCAGCTGCTCTTCTAGCCAAAACAACCATCATTTCAAGGTATCCACAGTGGTCATCATCATAAATATCAACGACTACATCATATTCATTTTCAAAGTCTTCACGGTTTGCAACAGCATCAAACGTACGATTCACATCATTTCCAATGTCGTCTGAGAACTTGTAATATAATAGTGCTCCAGCGACCTCACTATATCGTCCGTAATCTAGCCCTACATCGTCACATAACCAGCGAATATAATTATTAATTACTGTCTCATTTTTTCTATATCTAAACATATTATCTTAGTCTTCTCCCTCGTCGTAAGCCGAATGGATTAGCAATACTTCATAGTCGTTTCCTAGTCTCTCATTACGGACAAATACCGTGTCTCTTTCATATTCACCAAAATGATTAACGGCATCATGACCAATAGTACTGCCAATATCAGCAAAGTGATCATCCCCGGCGTTGATATCATATTCCTCATACTCTAGCACCTCATTATCTTCATAATATAATAGAACTATTTTAGCGTACTCATTATGTTCGTCAGCATAAGCATCTGGAGATATACAATACGGAACCATCTCAGGCTCTACAGGATTAACCTTCTCAGCTTCTTCCCACTCTTCGTCTGCTCCCTTCTGATACTGCTTGTATGAGGCCTCGTACATCTTACTCTCAGATTTATTAAGCATCTCGCCCCTTTCTTCTGGAGTGAGTTTAGGAACCAAGTCTGAGTCTTTCTCATTAGCTTTAGCCGGTTCGACTTCTTCTACTTGCACAATATGATACTTCCTCTTACAAATATAATAGCCGACTAAACCGCCGGCTACAAAACCTATACCAAAATATACCCATGGATTACTCAATTCTTCTACCTCCTGTCATATTCCATAACCATGACAAATATAACTCGCTAGCATCTGGCCCAAGCCCTATTAGCTACAAGATCATTAATGGCTCCACAGCAGTTAACATCCATAAGAAGGATTTCTTTGAAGTAGTCTTCAGATCCAAGATGAGTTGGGATAAGCTTAATCCTAATCTCGTCATCGGCATGGCCCTTAACGAGTCCAACCTGATGTGACATAGCTATAGCTTCAGGGCTAATGTTCTTGAAAGCACCAAATGTCTTATAAATATCATACAGATAGATATAACCATCTCTGTCATACTTAGCCTGGAGTATTCTTATATATGATTCGATACAAGTTGTGTTGTAAGTGCCATCTGATGTCCAGAAATCACAGTCATTAAGGATGAAAGCATAAGGAGAAGCTACATTAGAGACATCACTAATAACATCTATCTTCTTTTCTTTCTTCTCAACAAGTTCACCAGTTTCTGGATCTATAACCTGCATCTCGAGGTTCTTCTTAGTCTCGAGACCAGTTCTCATTCTCAAGTCAACGTCTTCACCATACTCTCTGATTACGTTACGTCTATACTTGTTATAAGCGTCTGACATGGCTGTAAGTGCAAGAGTTGTCTGAGTAAGTCTATCTGTGAGAATCTTGTTTGAACCACCAATAAGTGCAATACCTACTCCAGTTGCAATAACCGATGGCAAATATAATTTACTTATTGACCAGATTCCTGAACCCCACGCATAAGTAATGTCTTTACGATATAAAGCTGGTGTATACTCAGCCATTTCCTCAGTTTCAGAGTTTACACAATACTCTCCAGCGTCTTTAAGCTCTTTAACATGGTCAATAATGGATTTAGTTTCGTCTATCTTATCTTCAAGTTTCAAAGTCTGCTTACAAGCATATATACCCGCTCCCACAACAGTCACAATACCTGTTACAAGCATTACCTTAGGTGTTGTGTTTGCGTTCTTTACTTTAATAAGTGTCTTTCCTGCTTTAGACACAATGTCGTTTACAAATTTCATTGTTTAAATCCTCCTGTTAAAAATCTTTAAATTAGCTCATACTATTCGCTAATAAAATATAATCTATGTACTCTTGTTCCGTTGCGAACAAAATATAAGAGCCGAGTGATTCCACCCAGCCCTTATATCCAAAACTTGTTATATAACCGTAAGGTTCTTTATGTTCTACTCGTAGTCGTCCTCGAAAGCCGTCTCCAGAAACTCGTCCATTTCCTTTCTTTCCAGCTTCTTTTTGCATACTTTAAGCTCCTCTCTCTTCTTAGCATAAAGTCCAAAGCCTACTCCTGCTACAATACAAGCCAGAATATAACACTTCTTAAGCGTATTGTTCTTCATGTTAGCCTTAGCAAGATTAGCACCTAGTCCATTTGCGAGCTTAACCATATCATCCATGTTACAAGGTATAGATTCTGTACATATTCCGGCTTTGTCAAAAATATAAAAGACAGCCTTCTCAGCACTCTCTGCTACCATTACTCCATTAATTGGTCCCTTCATAATATCAATCCTCCTTATTTGCATCTGTGTGTAACTGGTTAAGAACATTTCTATAATCCTCATAACCACATACTTCATGTATCTTATGTAATATAAATGCCTGCCCAGCTACAAAGCCTAATAAATAGCCAATAATAATTAGCACAATTGTCACAATTATCAATGTAACTCCACCAACTCCAATTGTCATTTCTTATTCTCCTTCTTACCTCTACTATAACCAAGCACATAACCAATCATGTAACCGGTTACACTACCTAAAAGAAACATAAATATTATTAATTGTGTTGCAGTCAAAATATAAGACCTCCTAATCTAGTCAAGTAGTTCTGCTTTCGGAAGGTCTATAGAATATCCATAACCATCCGCTCCTCTTACACGTATGATCTTTGCACTTTCTAAGTCATACCAACCATACTTAGACTCCGTGTAATCGTGGTCCCAGCCAACAGCATCATACAGATCTGCAACAGTACATCTATCATAGTCTTCAATACGCCCCTGCAGCTCTTCCAGGACCATTCCAGCCTCTTCACGAGTATCAAGGAATATATCATCAAAATTAAGCGTTCTACGGTTGTGTAGACGCTCTCTATCGCGATTTCTGCTTCTGCCCGTACCCCTGTCTATGGAAGTGCGTTCGCGGTCCCTATTGCGCCTTCTACGGCCTCTAGATGGTGCCTCATCGCCATATATCATACCGTCTACGAGATTATGTCCCATATCGCCCATAGTCTCAATTGCTGATGGTATGAGAATATCACTGACAATGTGCTTAGCCACGTCCGTAATATCCCCTTGGACAAATGTATCAAGGAATTTAGTGCTTAGAGACTTCTTTACTTTCTTAGCCTCTCCAGTTATAACTTTACGGCTAACTATCTCTTCTTTAGGCTCCTCTTCCCTCTTACGTGTTGCATTGAACGATGAATTATTCGGAAATCTCTCCCCCATCTTCATTCTCCTTTCCTGTACAAATATCAACGGTCTTCTTAGCATCTTCTATTCTGGTGTTGATAGCCTTCTTAGCTGCATCCTGCACAACCATACCTACAAGCGCCGAGCCAAGACCTATAGCAAGCTTATCCTGCCACTTTTTACCACTCTTAGTTATGAGTGTTGCTCCAACATTACTCATAAAGCCACTAATACCAAAATTTACAACTACGTCTGTTAAAAGCTCTAACATATCAAATCCTCCTTATCCTTCAATAACATATCTCACTCTGTTCAATATGAAAAAAGAAGAGAGCATGTTTCAGCTCCCCTCAGATACAAGTTTACAAGTTACTCTTCAGATCCCTCATCTACAATCTCAGCTTCTCCTTCAATGAAGTCATCAGCGGGAACCAGATCGTCATTCTCAGGTAAAGCCTCATACTCAGTGCCGTCTGGCTTCGTCATTACTGCCAGAACTCCTAGTGTGGCTCCTGCGCCTACAGCTATCAGTCCTGCAGCTTTTGCTGCCTTTTTAGCTACTGGTAAAGCTTTATCTTTACCGAATTTCTTGATCTTTTCCCAGCGTGATTCCTTCACTTCTGGTTCAGTTGATCCTGCTTCAGATTTCTCTTCAGTTCCAGTTTCTTCAACTTTCTCCTCAGTTGTCTCCTCAACAATGTTCTCAACTTTGGTTTCTTCCTTAACATTTTTCTTTGTTGCCATAATCTTTTACCTCTCTTTCGATAAAATAAATTTTTATTAGTTTCTAAAAACTCAAGGTTTCTCCATTTATAGCCTTGTATTTATTGCGAACTATTTCCACCTTTCTTGAGCCTTAGAGTTGTGAGAGGCAATTATAATGAATCCTCTCTGCTTATTACTCTCTTTCTGAGAATATCCACGCTTACTTCTCTCCTTATGCTTCTTTACGCTTGCCATCGTCCTTTTTTCTCCTTCCATACTTAAAATATCCATAAGCAGCCAGGCCCGCTCCCACAAAGAGAGCTATCTGGGCCTTACTGTCCATATTTTTAATGCCTTCAACTATAGTTTCGAGGCTTCTAACCCCAAAATAACAATTAAGATTCATACCAAACATTCCTCCTATCATTGCATCTAATAAATCAGTGTCCATATCAACACTCCTTTTTTAAAATCTCACTGTAAATATCAAACCAAATCTTAGCGACCATTGCTATAGATTCGTTATCAGGCTCAGTGCATTGTCTATCACCGCACTTTTTAAGCACATGTACAGCACGGTCTTTTAATGCATTTCGCTCTACATCTTCTAAATATCCCATATTTCACCTCCTGGAAACCCAAATATAAACTTAGTTCACCAATCTATGACTCTGTAATCACCTTCCGTGCATAGAGGGTCATCATAGGTCAATACCGTAGCCGTCTCACCAGTTCCAAATACCTCAGCACTAGGCGTAAGAGTGACGTTCAAACCATCATGCTCGAACCTCTCTGAGAAGCCTAAATAGTCCCCAACAGCCTCATTCATCGGTCTTAAACCTAACATTATAAGCCAGTTGTTAAATGGTGCCCAATCACTTCCGTGCAGCTCATAACGGTTGAACTGCTTCTCACACTGGCGAATATAATCTACGCTACTACGGAATACCTGACCCGATACCCCTTCAATAAAGAGTACAGAGCCGTCACCAACCTGTGGAACAAGAGATGGGTCAACGTTTATAACCTTTTCTTTGGCAATATCAGCCTGAACCTCTCTATCAGTTGTCTCACCAAGCTTCTCTCGTACTTTTCCTTTGTATGTCTCGTACGCTTCCTTGTAGAAGTCATATGCTACAGTCGCAGTATGCAGACGTGATGCATTGATCTTATGGTTACTAATAGTCATAGCCACAGTTGTTCCGGATGCAAGAGCTACAGGCCAGCAGTTCTTAACTACAACCTTAGCAATCTCCTTCTTCTCTATAGTACCGTCCCCATGTGTCAAAGCGTCGTACTTAAGCTCGTCAATCTCCTCTTTTGTCTTGATTGAAGCCTTTGCTGTGGTAAATATAACAGTACCAACTCCAAGTATCGTGCCTATAGTAAGCAGAAGTGGTGACTTCTTCTTTACTAACTTGGCACATCTAATAAGTCTCTCGTTCATGTCTCTTATCCTCCTTATTCTGTACAATATCTTGTGAAAAGTTTATGGTCCTTGTAATATAACCTTACAAAGCCCACTAATTTACTCGGTCTAGTCCTATCTGCCTTCGTAGACCGTTTGATGTCGTAATGTTTCTTTTTGTTCATAAATATCAATTGGTCATAACCCTCTTCTATAGCCTTCTCATGCGCAACTATCTTCGCCTCCTCTAAGCTCATACACATAGTTCCTCCTTTCCACTACACTCCGTTCACAATCTTCAACAACAAAATAGAGAACACGTGTAGGACTCGAACCTACAACCCTCTGAATCACTTCAGATGCGCTCCCAATTGCGCCAACGTGCTCTCTATTATATGCTATGTATTAATTGCGTTTTTAGAAAATATAAAGCCCAGTGTAAAATACACCAGGCTTTTGAATATTAATGATTGAAAATATCTCCATGGATATCTTCCAACACTTTTCCCAACTTTTCTATCTCCTCATCAGACATAAGTTCATTCAAACGTATTTCTGCTGCCTCGTTCATGTTTTTTAAGGCTTTAATCATACATTTATTTTTGTAAATTAAGTCTTTGAGTTCCTCTTTGGTTACGCTTTCTTTAAAAAATCCCATTAAAGTTACCTCCTTATAATATTCTATTAAGAAGGTTGTAATTATTGCGAAACTAGATCTTATCTCTAACTTCCTTCATTAGCATAGAAATCTGCCTACTATTCTCTGCATCTTCAATGAGTTTGGCCATTTTCTTACGGTCTGCAGGATGCTTCGTAACCCATAGTTCGTTCATTGCTTTAATTGCCTGCTTCTTTTCAGACTTTAGGGAATCCTCTTCAGAATATCCCCTCATTTTTGAACTCTTCGCCATTTCCTATTCCTCCTAATGCTCTTTCTTAGAGCCTTAATAAGCTCCTTGGCCTGCTTCCTATCCATAATAATAACCGGATCAATATCAACATCATCCATATGGATTAACATACCAATACCGTCCGGGTTACCATCAATTACTCCATTTAAGTTTGCCTCAGGTGGATACTTGGTGTTTCCAAATATAATACCTGAGTTAAGATTCAGAACATACTTCCGGCCTTCTAACATTCTTTATCCTCCTTAATATTCATAAAATCAACGAAAGCATACGCACATGAAGGGCATAAATCATACTTAGCTAAAAAACTACCTACATCCTCACTCTCGATAATTACTTTAAAAATTTGGCGCCCTTTTTCTGTTGGTCTATCGACGCACTCTTCTTTTTCCAAATAAAAAGCATCACACCTATCACATTTCCTAGCTAATGCCATTACTTATCACCTCTTTGCTTAATAAAACTTCCCCTATCAAATCCTCTATCAATCTGTTCCTGTGGATGTATTACAGCTACCGATTTAGTAGGATAATCCGTTCCTGTACTTGTCTTTACATTATTCTCTCCACAGTAAAAACAGCTAGTAACAAATGGAGAATATACCTTTTTACATATAGGACACTGCCAACCTTCCATTACTCATCCTCCTCCTTATACTTAACTGGTTTGTGGCTGTTTTCGTTGCACGGGTACATAAGACACTCATCACAAGGGTCCTCATACTCTGGCAGCTTACCATATTTACAAGTTTTGCAGTACTTAGCAAAGTCTACCTCTTTATCATTACGAATATCATCCATATCTATTCCTCACTTTCTATATATGGTAATGATAGTAGCCTAGTTACATCTTCTTCTGTGTGTCCATCCCATTCTTTTCCACACTCTAACTCCTGACAATCAAACATATCCCAATATTCTTTTGCATAATGGTATGTATAACTTCCTTGTGGTGTATCTACTCCAACAATAAACCATTCCCCATTACTATCAAAACAATACTTTCCGTCTGAATGTTTAAAGGATTTCCAAGCTTTGTTTTTATTCTGCCTTACAATACATGCAAATAGAACTGCTCTTTGATGATATAATTGATTAAATGTATGATACCCATCGGAGATTTCACCCTTATCCTCTATTTCTGTCCTATACGGACAATCTTTCAAGTTACAATCTGGATTAAGTGTTTCAGCATTCATTGGACAGTTCTTTTTAGTACATTTATTCATTTCGCTATCACTCCCCTCTATGATGGCTGGTGCAAGCCTTACTTGACTTTCAGAATATGCAGAAAACCCATCGTAATAATCACTCCAATCACTATCCAATTCAAGACTATTTCTATCAATCAAATCTCCATGACGTTCTGGAAGTGGTTTTCCGTTTTTAATTGCATTGACCACATTCTCAACATCTGGAGGTAACATACATCCGTTACAAACTGCTTTATAAGTATCATCTGAAATATCAATAACTATCTTCATCATTTATCTCCTCAATAGTCATCCCTAAAAACTCAGCACTTCGTTTCGTTAACTTACAAACATATATTTCGTCAGTTTCTGTATCTATTATTGCCATCATTGACCTTGGTTCCGCATCGTGTTCCTGCAATATAATAGGTTTGTACCTTTGTAATTTCTCTTCGTAGTTTAATATAGTTTTCCCATCTATAAACATTACAGGCTTAAAGTTTTTTGCATGAGAAATATCAGTTGTGCGTTCACACAATTTAGAGCACTCTGGACATTTCTTCCCATCACAAATATAAGTAACATCTATTTCATGGTCCAAAGCGCTTAACAATCTGTCCCTTTCTCGTTCGTTAAACTCACCTTTATAAGTAAGGTGCTTTATCTTACTTCTTAGACTGTTTGGCATCACTCCACCTCCTCAAATATCGGCACTTTGACCTTTATCTTTTTCTTTTTATACTTAACCTTTATAGCGTACACTTTCTCCCATCCTACTCCGGCATTAAGAGCTTCGGCATGGCTACTGCAGAAAATATCAAGATGCCGCCAGCCTATGCCCCCGCCTGTATCCTCTGCAACATAGCCCTTACATTTACCTACTTGTAACTGAGTGCCATATTTAATTAACCTCGGGTTTACACCTACAGTCCTGCCCGCTGTAGGCTTCGTCCCCGAGGCTGTAACTTTACCTCCCCCTGCACCGCAACACTGCGCACAAGGGCAATAATGGGTAATATAAAACTTACCCAAGTACTTTTTCTTCTCAATACGTACCCTGGTTTTAATAGTCTTAGTCTCGTACCCTATAATCTTAGGTACCCCGTCCTTACTCTTCGCAAACACAGGCTGATCAGCTATCACCAAAAATATAACAATGAGTAACAGAAACTTTTTAAACATATGCATCTCCTTTATATGACTCACAAGGTTTTACCATAGTTCTCTGACAGAAAATATCATGCTTTGACACAGTCTGCTTATAAGGCGCTGACATCTGTGTCGAGTCCATACTATTGGGGTTAATGTGTGGCTGAATCTCCAGCAAAATATAAGTCGGGTATGAATGTACTACTTTGGCTAAAACAGGACCGTCACAATCACCCCACGGATGCTGGTCAAGGTCCAATATACAAGGCACCATTTCACCGGTTCTTTTATCTTGGTGCCACACAGTCTTCTGCTTAATCCACACAAAAGTGCCATCCTTGAAATTCGCTATTCTTCTTGGTTTAAATGTTCCTTCCATTTTAAACACCTCCTAACACATACTTATTGTATAGTTCCTGAATATATAGATCTTCTTTGGCTTTGAATATTGAAAGCTTGAATTTCTCTGCGTCCAGTACTACATAAGAAAATATAATAGCGCGTTCAAGCTCTTCAGCCGACGCGCCATGTTCTGTCATGTCCTCTATAAGTTCATGACAATATTCAAAATATCTAGTTCTCTCTTTACCTCTACTATAACCTTGAGAGCTGTAGTAGTCGTTGTGTGCCTGATACAACTTACTAAGTTCTACAAAGCTAAGTTTGTCGAGATACTTCTTGAATGCCGGACTAGTCATTGCTCTCCTCCATTTCCTGGATTATCTCCATATACTTTCTCGTGGCGAATTTCACACCGTTAAGAAACGCCTTCTGCTCCGGTGACTGAAAGATGTCTGGTAGCTCATTTTCAAATATAATTGAGGTTTCATTTGCCCACTCATGATCTGCCTTAATTGCCTTTACAAGTTTATCCATATCTTTATCCTCCTTAATCTTTGCTTTTGCATACTTAACATTATCTGCATATATTGGTTCATTTAAATTGGAATATGCAGGTTTAATCGCTGCCGCCAATTCGTCATAATGTCCACTCATATCTTTCTCCTCCTTAGACATCATTGCTTTTTCTAAATCAATATTTGCAACCATTACATTACCCCCTCTCCAAATCTATTACGAAACTGGAGCTTACCGTCATCTCCATAGTACCAGCCTCTCTCGTATTCATCTCTAGACCACCAAGGACCAGTCTCCACACCATCAAATATAATGATGAGGTCTTTTGTTCCGTCCTCGTTAGTAAAACAAGATTCGTAGCATTCTACTACTCTCCTATCAAGAATATCAGTATAGTTCTCAATGGCATTTCTATACTTATTTACTCTTGTCTGTCTTACTTTGAGTCTACTTGGTCTTTCAACCTCATCAACATACTTTATAAATACTTCCTCATCAGGAAACTTCTTACGGGGGAATGCCTTAGGTTCATAGTCAGGTCCAGACTCCTCTAAGCAGGTCTTCCAAGCGTTTCTAAAGGCAAATATTCTACCTTCTCTATAGTTATCCCAGTCCTCCTCAAAATGAGCAAGACGTTCCTCTGCTGTCTTAAGAGCTGTGCGGAACTTGCTAAGCTGGGCCTTTCTGAAGTTGCCGTCCAATGGCTCAAGTTCACTAAGCCTACCGCAAAATATAAAACCTGCTCCATCCTTAGAGCCGAGCTTTACAAAACCTTCATGTGACATAAAATCTCTAACTCTCTTTTCCATAATCATTTCTCCTTCCATTTCAAAAACATTTCAAAAAAAAAAAATATAAGAGCCTATGTTTCCATAGACTCCTACATTGGTTACTATTCCACTTTTACCTATTTGGTGGTAACATTTTCTGTGGTTTTACGTAAAGATCGTCCTTTTCAGCATCGATAGCTTTCTGCTGATACCTCTCGTTTGCGACCGCCTTAATAATCCCTGCAACTGTGCTTCCAGCTACTGCGGCTATGATGGTTGCCCAGAATGTCCTCTTTGACTTCTTATTCTCAATATCATTATTGAGCGTAGTCTGCCAATCAGCATCCTGTGCTTCCTTCACAGCTTTATAAGCCTGTGCCAGTTTCAGTTTCTTCTCAGGGTCAGTCTCAGCGAGAATATCCGCTTCAAGCTGTTCCAATGTGTCAACTTCAACTCTTTCGTCTTCCATTTCAAATCCTCCTTTTAGTTAAATTATCAATAGTTTCCATCTTAAGCTTGGTATTTATTGCGAAAAGAAAGGAGCCTGTGTTTCCACAAACTCCCCTTTGGAATATCAATCTTCTTCAACTAATTCTTTAGTGAAGTATTTACATCCCATGACGTACAATATCATCGTCAACATACTAGTTAACGTACAGAGTAACCAGCATAATAAAGATTTCTTCTTCATTAATTCTGTCCTCCTTTCGTACTAGTTGCTATACAAAATACCGCAACAATGCATAGAATTACAAATATTTCCATACTACAATCCTCCTTAGTTTAAAATATCAATCGTTTCCATTTTAAACCTTGTATTTTTTGCGGATTAGAATGGTAGCTTTTCTACATCACTGGCCCTACCATAAATATAAAAGAAGAAGTGATAAGCATCGTAGTACTCATCTCTTGTGCATGTAAGCTCGTACTTAGCCTGGATCACTTGCCAGCCCTTACCCTCTGTAACAGCCTCAAATATAGGGTTCTGCAAAGCCATTGGTAGACTTAGAAGACAGTGCTTGAGGCAGTCCATCTTAACTTTGTAATACTGCCTCTTTAACATAGCCTCATAAACTAGATCCTTCTCCTCACCACCGTCAACACGTTCCTTACTTGGGTCATGAGTAGCTAAATATCCAGTAGCATTGTTGAATTCTTCAAGCCAGTCATTGTACTGTCTGCACCTGTACTTAAGCTCATAATAACGATACTTTGGAATATAATACTTATTCTTCATGCTCAATACCCCTTTCGTTGGTTCTCTCATGATTACTTACCTCCTTTTTGTTGATAAGTAAATCTAACCACGTAATAGAATATAAGTATTTATACAGATCCCAAAACATGCCGTACCATAAGCAAGTAGGATATATGTTAGCTCTGCGCATGAATATCCTTACATACTCTTTGGATGGGTTCTGTATAAGTATTGGCTTATGTCCAGGTATAGCTAAATAAAGTATGAAATCATCCCTAAATTTCTCCACATCAAATAAAACTCTGTTATCCATTCTGCACCTCCATTTCCCTTAACGAAAAAATAAGGGAACATGTACGTTGCCTGCTTACATCCACAAGTTGCCGGCTCTTGTCCGGACATAAGTGCTGTTAAACCGCCTTATACATGTTCCCATGATTTATATGAAACCGCTCATCTTTATAGATCTCCTTTCTATAATGGTGCGGCCACTATAAGTTCCATCTTAAACCTTGTATTTTTTGCGAAAGTAATTTAATACAAAACATAAAGAGCCCTGTAATTAGGACTCTTTATCGTCGTCATTATCTAGAGCATAGAAACCTCCAGATAATATTGATCCTGCTATCATACCTGCTGCAAATATTACTAAAAATAATATTATTAACTTCCAAGCATATATAGTTACAATATTAAATATCATTTCTATCACCTCCTATTTAGGTACTTGTATTTTATGCGTTATGTAAACCAAAAGAAATAAGGAGCCTGTGTTTCCACAAACTCCCATTTGGTTATGTTTGAACTATTTAAGTCCAAATTGATCTTTGATACTGATTCTGTCACCAATATTCTTTAATGACATAGCATCTACCACTTCATCTTCGCCAGCATCTATCAACATCTTCTTTACCTTAAAGTATTTCTTAACCGATACAAATACACAACGAATTTGGTCAATTAGAGTAAATATACCTACTCCAAATGCCACCTTCTTTACTTTTTTGTTTTCGGTTTTAATACCTACAAGTAAAGATAGAATTGATACCATTGACGATATTAAATTAATAGTATCAGCCTGTCTGTCATGTAAAGCCATTGCTGCCATACCTATTTCAACATCTTCCATTTTCTTTTCTTCCATATCAAATCCTCCTTAAAATAAGTTTTAACATTTCCATTAAAGGGTTTGTATAAATTGCGAAAAAAATAAAGCAGTTTTACGTCATGCTTAGGACGGTTTCTATTTCTTTCTACCAAATAAGGCTTTCATGATTAGTATAAATATAATTAAGTCACCAAACAATGCAATGAATAGCCCTATTACCGGTATCGCTACCGTTAATACAACTGTCAATACAATTGCCAAAACCAACATTAATAATATAAATAGAATCATACTCAATTCCTCCTTTAATAAAAGTTTAGTTTCCATTAAAGGGTTTGTTATTATTGCGAAAAAATAAGAGCCAGTGTAAACCACCAGCTCAAATCTTGAACTACTTCTGAAATATCTTAATTAACTCTTTCTTCATGTCCAATTCTGCTTCACTATCAGCTTCCACATGATAAGTATTCTTAGTTGCAAGTGTATAACTATCTATCCTATATTTCTTAGATAGATACTCTACTCCTGCTAAGAATAATTCTTCATTTCTGCTTCCGTGACTTGTTATTGTTTTGTTCATATCAAAATCCTCCTATAATAAAATATTCATTAGTTTTCATTATAGAAGTTGTTATTTTTGCGAAAAGAAAAAGGAAAGGCATTGCTGCCAATCCTATTGAAGTTAATATGATTCTGTATAGATCACTTCATTATCTATACCTGATACTGTTACCTTTACTTCGGATCTTATAAATCCCATTTCAGTTCCGATTTTCAAAAATGCAACAAAACCTACAAACATTATTGCTATAATAACAATAATTGCTGCCAATGTTGTTCCCATAATTTTCATAATCTTCTTCATAGTTTTTATCTCCTTTATAATAAATAGTATACATTAGTATCTATTATATAGGCTGTAAATAATGCGAGAAAAAAAAGAGCAGTTTTACAACTTACTCAGGTTGGAAGAAGATTACTTATTAAATATCTTTTTAATCAATTCAACAAGTTTATTATTCAATAAATACTTATTCAGTATCATAGTTACTGTGATCAATATAATTACAAATAAACCATTATCGTCTATAAAATCAATTACAAGCTCCATACACTTAAGCACTAAGTGTAAGAAACTGGTAATAAATTCATAACCAATAATCATTATCATAATCATCATTAATAAAGTTACCATTTTCTTCATAATATTTTTCTTCATAATCTTTTTCTCCTTTATAAACAAAATATAGTATAAAGTAATAATCTTCATTATTACCTATGTAAAAAATGCGAGTTATGTAAACCAAAAGGAGAAAAAGAAAAGCCAACTGTAAAAGTTGACTTAGTCTTTACCTAATTTGCCTTAGGCGGGCGTGTGCAATCAAATTTATTCAATGTCATAATATCATCATAAATTCGATTGAAAGTTACATCATCCTTCAATTCTGGATACTGCTTAAGTAATTCTATTACTTTAAGCTGATTCATAATGTGAAGTTCCATAATTTCAATATCTTGTTTCTGTAATGTCATAATAACACCTCCTAAAATAAATTAACATACTTCTATTAAAGAATGTGTAAAAATTGCGAAATCTATCGAAGCCCATTGTCACTACCTCCATTTTTAGGTGTAACAAATATACTACAAAAAGCTGTCACCCGCGTACGAAAAAGAAAAGGACCTGTAAAAATACAGATCCAAATTCTTTAAAATTCATTTATAACTTCTATAAGCTCTATTATTATAAATGCAGGTAATCCTATAAATGTCATGATACCTACAATAACTAATAATAATATAAATAGCATCTTAGTTACCTCCTTTTATTGTTCTATTAAAGAAGGTGTAAATATTGCGAAAAAAAAGAAAAGAGGATGTGTTTCAATCCTCTAAACTTTCAATAGTTATTCTGTTGATTTTTATTACGCTGCTGTCTTTAAACATATTTTTTTCAATACCTACGTTCAAATATAGTAATAGGTTCCTTTGTAAATTATTGAAACTTCTTGTTCTATAAATGAGTTCATCGTCTTCATTAAATACTAAATACAACATATTAAAATCCTCCTTTAAAATTATTCTATTAAAAGATGTGTAAAAATTGCGAGTTATGTAAACTAAAAAAAGAAGAGAATGTTGATATACCTCTAGATCCATTAAATTTATTAATGCTCTTCGTCAGCATATCCCGTGGTATCGCTTTCTCTCTACTAACGCTTTTATCTGTTACCCTCTTCAATCTATACAAGCTAGTCTTCTGTATAGACCTTTTAGGCACCTCGACCATTTTATCTCTTCTATAATAGAACGTGTAAAAATTGCGAAAAAAATAAAAGGAATGTAATTTGTACGTCCCTAGCCTATGCCCAGTGTCCTTCTATCAACAAGCATAGACTAGGATCTCCGTACAATCCTACTCTGTTTAGAAGTCTTCATGAAATTCCTTTAAAGCCTCCTTATAATCAATAAGTTTCAAATATAAGTATTTTATTAAAGTAATCATTTCTTACTCCTCCTTTCATTATACAGTTTGTAAAATATACGACCCCCTCTACCGCATGCACACAGTAGAGAGGGCCTGGCAAGAAAGGAGGTAAAGATATGGTTTACCTCTATAACTGAGGTAGCTAATTAAGATACTACTACACTTACATTATCCATAGTACAGGTGATTGTCTCTGTAGAAGGACTAACAACTGCTTCTGGATCTCCAGATGTATTGTACGGTACTTCAACTGTCTTCTTAATAATCTGTATAGTAGTTTGATCGACAGCATTTATTGATGTATTACTGAATGTGAACACAGTTCCATTCTGACCTTCAAAGTTATAACTCGTTGAACCAAGCTTCAGCATAACGACATTGTCAGAAGTGACAAGATCATTAAGAGTAGAATATGGAACATGTAGCACCGAAGTATTAGAATCAACGATAAGGACTCTTGCAGTATTTAATGTTTCTTCTACATACTGTCCATTTATTCCAGTTGCATATGTTAAGTGCTTTGCCCCTGTAGGTGTCGTTCTAGTAAATATTAAAGAATTTATGCCCGAAATCCATGTATCCAAATAATAAATATCATAATGGTGTTTGTTGGATTCCCAAGCTCTTATTGCCACAACCTGTCCCTCATCACATAAGTCTTGAAGTTCTGTGAAGTCGAAATCAGGTATTTTATACCATCCATCAACATTATCTTTAACAGCATCGACATAAGCATTTGGAACAAACTTAGTGATTTCAAATATAAACTAGTTAGTATCAGAGCTGTCCATCATAAACTGTCTAATCTGCTGTACATAAATATTCTGCAGAGTAGTTCCTGACTCCTGCTCGTTTACAAAAGGCTGAGTCTGGAAACGTAACGCCATCTGTCCACCATGGTAAAATATAACTGGGTTAAATACATTAAGACTAGTATTACCCCAGTCAAAATATATCTTAACATCTTTACCATCAAGTAGAAGCTGCTCTATCTGACGGTAAGACTTGTCAAGCGTAACGTACTTTACATCACCACTATCGTCATAGTTCGTTACATTAACAATAACTGTATTGTCTGAACCACCGCCTCCGCCGCCATTATACTTATGTATCTCTTTAGCAATATCCCTGAGGTACTTAGCTTTGGTGTTTGGTTCATTGTAAAGGCTATGACCAGTGCTGCCATTCTTTTTCTTAAGCTCATCTCTAATCAACTTAAGATACTTATTTTCTGATTCCATAAATATCCTCCTATACGTTAATCAGTTTCTTTACTGTCGTGTTACCATACGCATAAATATTACTTGGTAAAGGCCATGAGGAATATGGTAACGTGTTCATAATAGCTGCCTGATACGAAGCAAACGTAACAGGACTATCATTAGTTGCTGGTACGACTTTGACTATTCTAAACTTTGTTGGAACGTTAGCTTTAACACTCTGAATATCAAAGTCAACATAGTCTGAATCGTAATATTGATTAGAAGGATCAAATGGATAACCAGATGTATGGCCACTATCCTTCAAGAATAAACAAAATGCCGCATCGACAGGGCTGACAATAACGGTGTCAAATATAACTACATATGATTCATTGGACGGTAATGACTGCGTAGAACCAACAGTGTAAGGACCATACTCATAAGGTCCAATGTTAACCTGTGATGGGTAATAGGACTGCTCAGTTGGAATAATATCACTACTGAGACCGATTGTATAACTGTAATATGTATGGCGTATCTGTTCTGTATCGAACTCCTCCACCATCTCACGAGCCACTACAGTATGCCCATCAGTGTTCGTTCCAGGCTGTAACTGACACTCCTGAATGAGGTTTAAGTTATTCAAACTGATGTTAGCGGTCTTATTAAGTGGGTTAACAACAGTACGTCCATTAACTAAAATATCACGACATGAGCCCTCAGCTGTAACCTCTCCAGTCTCTTCATCATACTCTATACCATCACCAAACGTCAAAGCAGGCTGAAGTTGAGAATATAATTCCTGGGTTAGGCCAATGCTATATTGATGAGTTGTACGGTCGTAATATACAGTAAGTCCACTTCCAAGTGTAGGATATATCTTAGCCTGCTTTTGGTATGAAAGCTGAGTTTGTTCAGTAAAGTCATAACCATTAATAGTAAAACTAGAAATATAAGGCTTACCATCTATTGACATACCGTGGTTTAGAATTTGGTCTAGGATGTATAAACAATAAGCCTGGTTTCCAACAAATATACTTTCGTCATCAATAGTCCATTGACTATTTTTTTTAGTGGTTCTTCCAACAGTATTATGTATGAAGTAATCTGGCTTTAAAATTAGCCCGGTAACGTTAAGAGTTGTCTCTTCTCCATCATTAGTTTCATTTGTACCAATACAAAAACCTGTGTTTTTTAAAACCGAATTAGTATAATTTAAATATATAGAGTCCATAGAGTCTGACGAACTAGGTATTTTTGGTGTTGACCCCCAATTTAACCATGCTGAATGATCTGTTTCTATCATTTCTGAAATAACTGGCTGAACTTCATCATCGGCATATAATACTGGATGACTATAATCCCCCTTCAAATGAAAAACTTCATAATTTATATCATTATAAGTGATAGAACCATCATGTATAAGTCCATAAGTAGCAATGCCGCTATCGCCATAAAACATACTAAAAGGTGATAAATCAAAATGTATATTTGGCCTAGGCAAATATGTTTCTATAGAATCATAAAAAGATTCTAACCCATCAAAAACCGGGTTATTAATCGTTTCTTCATTTCTATATATTGCTTTGATTCTTCTATCTTCGGTCTCAATATTTTGAAGATGCAAAATAGGTACATAATCAGTATCCAGTCCATAACCTTCCAATGTGTGATGCTGATATGGTATAGAGCCCATTAACGTTCTAAAACTGCTGTTACCGTAATAAAATGTAGGAAATATTATAAAATAGTAGCGATTAAAAGTAATATTATTAGGATGTTCAATTGCATGATACTGTTCGCTATAAAGGAATATATATCTTTTGTCATAACCGTAATTTCTTGCAGCCTCATATTGCAATGGTGTTCCGCTTGTATTGTCAAACCACCCTGTAGGATTGGTTGAAAAATTACAAATATTCTGTCCTAGATAAACCCACATTTCTCCTAAGAGATCACCATCTTCAAAACTCCCAGGTTCATATAAGTCTTTTATCTGTACCTTAGTAAGTATTTGCTTCGTTATGTCATTTCTTAGCATAGAATTCATAGCTTTATTGACTTCTGCTAATTGACTGTATGGTATTGTAGTAGATACAGTATCAATATATAGTTTATTATACAAAGCACAGTTTACGTGACCTGCCGGAGTTGTTGGAATATATGGATGAAGTTCATCAACCATACAATTATTAAAATAATAATTTATCCAGTCAACAGAATCCATAGCGGTGTCCATATGATGTTCCGTATGGAAACTATGGCCGCAATTCATTTCTAATTTTTCCATAGGGCCTGAATATTGTTCTGGTGGTGTATTACATGCATTTAAATACTTTATTCCATTTACTTCTTCAGCTTTAAAATGTTCAGTTTCAGTACTTTCTTCATTGCTTTCATTTATCCAGTCTTCTGCAATTTTATTAGAATATAACTCTTTAACCTTTGCTACGAAGTCTGACATTTTAGCACAATATACTTTGCTGCCGTCTTCGGTATAGACTATTAGCCCAGCATCATCAATTTCTTCGGCCTGACTAGGCAGTTCATTGATTTTCGTACGTTTCATTACTTCTGCCATATCATCGCTCCTTTAAATATCAATATCCTGGGTGAATGTTATCTCTCCTTGTACATTTACTGCACTATCAACGTCCTTCTTAGCCAGCAAATATACTGTCAATGGAGAACTGAATGTGTTTGAATACCTGCCAAATATCTTTAGATTGGTCAATGCATTGTGATCAACTCCAGCTATCTGGTAAGGTTTATTAATATGCTTGCTATCGTACATCGGTGACATGTAAAGTGTCTGGTCATTAAGAGGCCATGAACCATTATCAGACACCAATGCACTCACAATACCATCATTAGTGTTAGCTCCACTATCAAAATATAAATTAGCCACAATTATTCCTTTAGCATCAGCAGGCACTGTTATAGAAGCTATAACGGCGGATTCAGAATCAGCATTGTTAAGGAAACTGTGGCTATCACTGTTTTCTATTACATTATTCTTAATGTCTACTGCATTTATCTTATAAATATCATAGTTAGTTCCTTGAGATACTTTCTCTATTTCTATATGGTCTCCATTGTTTAGTCTTGTTTCTTTAAGACCTGTTGGTAGCCAAATTTCAGCGACCTTAGTTTCAGGATCAATAGCAGAAACACCATCAACATAGATTTCCTCAATTGAACCAGTTGCAGATATAACGTTATTGTTGATCGATACACCTTCACCTGGTGTTAATGCCGGCTGTAATGCACCGTTATCAACAACAAGTTCTGGCGGATTGTTTCCTTCTTTTACAACTTTAAGTCCATGGCTAGCATAAATACGTGCTGCAGCGTTATCTACAACTGAGAAATCTCCCAAATATACTTCAGATACGAAGTCAATGTTTTCTAATGAATCGGCAATCATTTTCTTAACAAAGTCGGAATACTCTTCTCCGTTGCCTAAAAATATAACGTCTTCATAATCGGCATTATTTAAAACTATTCTAGAATCTGAATATTGAGCTTTTGCTGCAGTTAATGCCAATTCTTTTTTATTAGTACTATACATACTGCGATAAAAAGGTATTCCAAAATATATTCCAATATTTGAAACCGCTGTTAATGTTGGAACTAGTTCTATATCTAGTATATCCGTAAATAAAGTTAAAAGGTTTTCTTTATCTAAGTATGTAACATTATCTTCAGAAAATTTCCAAGCACTTACCATACTAGGTTTAGCATTAATGTAAGTATAAGTATTATCATCTTCATGCTCATCATAATTTAAATAGTTGACGATATTCTCAATATATTTACCATATTTAAAATATCCACCTATTTCTATAGTATTTCCTGTATTTAAGAAGATAGTTGACAAAGCATTTGCACATTCATCATATGAAGAATATGAACCATTAACTTTATAAAGCCTAAAGGGACTTTGCAATATCCCTTCGTCAATATCTTCTGTAAGATAATATGTGCTAGGAACTGAATCAATTTCTGGTAAAATATCAGGCAATATAGTAGTCCCTGCAGAATCATTTCCTCCAAGAACAACAACATATATACTAAAACGATCATAATCCGATTTGGCTATCTTATATAATTGTTCTTCTTGATCGACTAAAATATAATCACTAAGAGCACTACCATTTCTATGAAGAAGAGCATATACAGAATATGGATAATAAAACTCTTCTTCACCATCATTAGACTTAAACTCTATACACCCTTCAAAATTAGGTACCGTTTTATCACTATTCCAGGTGTCATATTGAAAATTTGATGTCCATAAATCCCTGTAATACTTGCCATTGCCGAGATGTAATTGACTTAAATTTTCAAAAGCTTCTACAGAATTTTCAGCATATAAGAAAGAATTCCATTTATAGTCCCTAAACTCTCTCCAATACTGTAATCCGCCGCCATGACCTTCTCCGGCATTAGAGTCGTTACGCATATAGGCTTCTATGGCCTTAGCCAACCGGTCAACGGTCATCTTTTTTGCCTTATAACCATCTGGTGTATAAATAATAAAGCCGTTAGAACTCACGCTATCGGCTAATTCCATATTACCTATTAACATACTTTATCTCCTTTAACCATTTATAGGGTCAAATGTTGGGTCCGTCCACTCGTCAAGATGATCTGAAGAATTACCAGTATCTGTTGAATACATAAGAGCCTTAACTATTGTACCAGCCAACTTTCTACTAGCCTGTCCAGTTACATTTAGATATATATACATATTCTGGTTACTACTAAGGTATTCAAAGCCTGCTCTTCCAGCATTACCAACCTGTGTTTCCAACTGAGCCGCTGCAGCCACTCCATTCTTAGCTAAAGCATATGTCCTAAGATTGGATGGGACTAAATATCTGAAAGCACCAGTACTGTTATCATCAATCACAATATCTTGTAACCAAATCTTGAATGAACCATCGGCTATAGTTTCTCTGATTACTATATGCTTGCCCTCATCGTAATACCAATTATATTTTATCTCACTCACCACGTCATCTACATCAACCTTCTCTTCGATGCTGTAGTAAGCTCTATCTTTGTAATATATCTTTGCCATATCTCCTCCTTAACCATTCACCGGGTCGAATGTTGGAACTTCATAACCATGATAAGTTTCATATGCTATAGACTGATCTGTATCATAAATAACACCATTATTGTTTGGGGTTGGTATATAATATAACTTCGTCCCATCATTCTTCTGAGCAGATGTAAGAGCGTCATAATCAGCCTGACTATTTAAATCCACTCTCTTAAGCGACATCTCGGAGGGTTTGCCAAATTCTTCATTAGAGTAAAATATCCTATCCATTAGCTTTCCTCCTCTTCGTTTTCGTAGATTCTTATGCCCGTTATTAAGCAATCGTAGCATTGATTGCCCTGGTCAGCGCCGCCCGAATTAATACCGCCTATAAACAAATGCCTTCCGTCATATTCAAGCCCCGTTTGTGTTCCGATTAAAGTGTTATTCATATATAATGATACTTCCATTCTGTCAGCGCTGTATTTAACCTTGACTGTCTTCCCGTTTAATATATTTCTATCCCAACTGTTCGACCACGCGTTGCCCCAGCCCCTTTTTGAACGTCCAGTGTTGGCAATCCAACTATAACAGCTCCAATAATTGTACCCACTTCCAGCTCTAAAAATTAAAGAACCCATCCCGTAGGCGTTTAAATCATCAGTTCTGTTACAATTGATTAAAAATCTTATATGGTATGAATTACTTCCTTTAAAGTCAAAATTTGCAACGTCAATTTCTATTGTTTTCCCGCCCATATCAATTTTGCCTAAATATACGCGCTCTTTTCCTGCATCAAATAAAAGCCCGTTGCCATCAATTGACGCTCCGCCTTTCAATTGAGCTTCAAGCCCTTGAATTTCATCAACTAGCGATTGTGTAAAATCCCACTTATACAAATAATCATGCTCTGGTGGGTCTGGTATAAAAAATACCTTACTGTCATCATTTTTTATCTCTGATGAAAGAGCATCATATCCTTCTTGAGTCATATTATATCTTTTGAGGAATTTGTCTGAGTATTTAGCGTATTCTTGATTATCGTAGAATATCCTATCCATTTACTACTCCTCCTCATCAGTAACGAAATATATCTTGGTAGTATCAGACTTCTGCTGTGGTGTCAATTCCTCATACTCATCCAAATATAAATCAACCGCTTCTAAATCTCCTCCACCTCCAGCTACATTGACAGTAACTTTATTAAAGCCATGACCACTTGTAGGCGTATAAGTTCCATTCTCCGTAACACTGAGGTTATCCAATGGTGTTGCAGGAACGTTAACTGTGGCGCTGGAAAATCCATCATATCCCTGTTCTGGCGTATATGTACCGTTTTCAGTAGCGTTCAATGTTGTTAATACAGGTTCCTGAGAAGGAACATCTACCACCGCCTTTTTATACATCTTTCCCGACGGTGGTGTGTAGGTCCCATTCTCAGTAACATTTAAATCAATATAATCATAGTCTGGTGGATTATAACCTTTGAGTAGATCTTCAACACGAGAGAGGGGCTTAATATCCTCACCCCTCAGAATTGCTTCCACTCTACTCATAGGTTCAACAGGTTCTTCTACACCCGTTGCTAAAAGGTCTTCTACTCTAGAAAGTTCTTCTCCCATTTTGAAAATCTCCTCTATTAAACTGGAATGAATGGATCAGCAAAGTTGTTACCATCGTCAATATATGAACCATAACCAGATTCAAGATATCTAGGTGAAACTTTGACTGTGGCCTTCTTCTGTGTCTTCGTAACTTGAGTAGGTACATATACTGGCTTAGTGTCATCAGGTAATACCTCACTTGTAACATAACTGTTGATCTTAAGATCTGGACCTGTGTAATGCTTAACTGTTCCACTAGCGTGCATAGATGCCTGTCTCCTTATAAACGAATTAGATGGATAGCCTAGAGTCATTGTCTTAGGTCTGTTTGTTAAACAGTCATATGTAATACCAACAACTCTTATGTCTCCATCGAAGTCATGTAACGTACTTCTGACATGCACATAATCTCCAAGATATAAATCCTCTAAGAATTTAAGGTTCTCATATCCTGAATAGTTTCTAAGAAGTTCAAAGTCCACCTCAACCGAGATAGACTCGTTTCTAAGTTCATTTAAGTCGTTACATGCAGCAGCCCACAATCTGCTTCTCAATGCATCCCATATGTTATTATGTTGCTTAAGTATCTCTTTTTTAAGTTCAGTAATAAAGTCATCTTGAATCCAAGCTTTAACGCCATCTCTATCTGGATTAAAGTCTGTATCTTTAGATGCTTTTTCCTCATGATCTCCAACAGAGCTGACACCCTCTCTATTGTAATCTATAGCTGGTTTCTTATCGTCAGTCTTGAATGATTGGCTATTCTCACCAAAATCATCAGTTGTAGTATCAGCATAACCACCTTTAGCTGTGAACCAATACCATTTACCATCGATTTTAGCCCACTGCCCCCAAATATAAGTATTCTTTTGGTCAGTGAATCTCCAACCTTTCTTGTAATGCTTCCACATCCAAGTTGCATCTGACTGGTAATTACCTTGTATCAGCCCAATGCTAGTATCATCAAACCAAAACCAGCCTTTAAACTCTTTAATATACATCCATTGGTTCTTTGGATAATAACCGGCTTTATGATTTCCATAAGAGTAACCTGTTATTTTGAAAGTTTGACCTTCTTCTCCAGGTGTGAGTGACCATTCTTCATCGTCATAGTCAAGTTCTTTAGTTACGTCTTTACCGTCCTTATCCTTGCCTGTGACTTTTGTGAACTTCTTTCTCCAACCTTCTCCATCGACATAATAGTGCTTAGAACTATTCTCTTCTATCCAACAATTAGTCAGATAGTTACCGTTGTTAGGATTAGTATATCGATAACGTTTCTGTTTCTCCTTCTTAGGAGTTACTCCGTCATCTTCATACTCAACATTGCCTTCGGAGTCAGTCTTATTAACTTCATACTCATCCTCTTCCCACTTGTATTCCTCAAGCTCAATAGGACGCTTCTTAATATAACCTTTAGCGTCAAAGAAATACCACTTACCTTCAACTTGATGATAGCCGTACTTCACATAGTCAGAACGGTTAGCAGTTCCATAATACTTACCAGTCTTGTTTGTATGCCACTGCCATTTAGCAATATTAGTTTTCTCACACCATTGGAAACCATTCTCAATAGCTTTACAAAGGAGCTCAGCTTCATTCTCATCCTTACACCAAGACATAACAGCTTCGTTCTTCAAATATCCAATAGCATCTTTAAAACTGTACAAAATATAACCATAAGGTAACTTGATTCTATCAGTTCTTGGGTTATATGCCGTTGTATGAATATGTGTCTTAGCCTCTTCACCTTTGTAATGGATGTTCTGTGACTTAGTTTTGATACGTTTCTTGTGATTCCACTTGCCTTCATGAGCCAACTGAATATACTTTTGACCTAAAGATTCGGTCTTAGATCTGATTGCAGCCATAGCTCTGTCAACGGCTTCCATTGTAATGTTTTTGTATGTATCCCTGGTTTCGTCATACTGCTCAATAAGAGAAATCTCACTGTGCATTATTGACCTAGCGTGAACGAATGGATAGTTTGCAATGTTAGGGGCATCGACATAACGTGGCACTGATTCTGGTGAGTTCATTTCAACAACTGAATAATGGGTCTTCATGAACGAAGCAGCCATTATCTCGCTTCTAAGTTCAGCTAGAGCAGCTGCGAACTCTGGTGGAAGATAGTTATTAAGAACCTTATTACCGGCTACATCATAGCTAGGTAAATTCAGTTCAATAGTACTTCCAACGAGCTTATCACCATCAACAGTCCAAGTCTCAACTCCAAGATAGTTTAAAATATCAGTAGGAGCACTTCCAGAAGGGCTTAAAGAACCGTCGATGATAAGACCACCGTCATTTAAAATATCATTTCCATTGCTGTCATAAACATGTGTTACGTAACCAGACCTGCAAATAGAACCTACGAAACGTACACAAGCTTTATGTATTTGTATCTTGTTAACGTAATTACCACCAGGCATTAAACCGGTTCCGCCAACCATAATGTTTGAAGAGCCATCATTATCGAACTTGGACCCTTCGCCTACAAGCTTACCGTCTTTTGGTGGCTTATTCTTATCGTACTTGCCAACGCTGTTAAACAGGTCATCATACTTGAAATAATATCCACTAATAACCTTCGAAGTGAGTGTACCGTACTGCTGAGCATAATCACAAAATGCTGACTGTACAGACTGAAAATTGTACCCTTCACTAGAAGTAGGATAAACTCTTGTAACAACGTCAAAAGTGTTTTCGTTAATAGTTATTCCCTTCATATCAGCTGAATACTGGATTAGATAGTCCATTGAGTCACTAATCTTACGTCCAGCTTGGGCCATAATCTTGTAAATATAGTTGTCATAGATTAACTCACCGCCAAAAGTACTAATGAATGTTGCTTCATCAGTTCCAGCAATAACTTCCTGCATATTGCTGTTCTGTGCGTATATACTTGTACTCCCATTTTGAATATCGGTAGTAACTAAATACTTTTCAGGATAAATCTGCGTCAAAACACTAGCTACATCAGGTGCTGTTACATTCTCTAGATAGAAATTATCTAAAGGGCACTCAAATGCACTCTCCTGAGCAACAGGATAAGCGGTTACTTCTACACCATTAAAGCTGTTTTGCACATCATACACACGAAACAGCTGGTTTATGTAATACTGTTCTCTTGCAACCTTAACTGGTACAGCTAGAACAGAGCCTTTTTGTATAAAGGTGTTGCGTCCCTCTACATCGTATGGGTGCTGGAGGGTAATTGTCCATGAGCCATTGATTTCAGCTTCAAGATCACATTGAGATGGCATTAATACCATATCGCCATTTCCAGTGACCATGTCTGTGATGTTAACACCAATTCGATACATTGAATAGTTAACTAGGAAAGTATCCAATGACCAAATCCTATAACGTGTTGTAACGCCTTCACGAATACCATGGTCGGTTCCAGTATAGTTCTGCAACACCCCGTTCAATGTCTGTGTATTGACGAAGTCTAAAGGAGAGATACCATCGGGTAGTCCAACACCTTTAGAGGCCGCTTCAGCCAACACATTGACACTAAACTTCTCATAATCTAAAAAGTACCACGTGCTAACATTAGCCGTGATACCAAACAAGATGTAACCTTCAATTGTATCTTCTGAAAGTACACCTCTTACATTGTCGAGGTCTGCTATTTCAACTTCAGCGCCCTCGTCAAAAATATAAAAGTGTCCACTAATATTAAGTGGGTAGTACGGTAATCTTTGTTTTACCGCTTCAAATATATAATAAAGAAGAGGTTTGTCTATGTCGTATACGATGCTTATACCCGCATCTAAGTTACAGAACATATCGTAAATAAGTTTGTCTTTATCTACAGTAATCTTCTTCTTTTTGCTTCCTGTTCCTTTTTCATAAGAACTAAGTAAGACCTTCTTAAGTTCTTTCTTAAATAATTTAGGCTTCTTAATTCGTCCTCTTTTGTCAGTAGAACTAATTATGCCTTTGTCTTCTACTAATCCATTAAGCCATGCCCTTGCAACAAACTCATCGCTAAAATAGTACTCATTGTCGTTTACCCAAGATATAAAAGCTGATGGTTCAAGATATGCATCACCATACTGAGTGATGTCAAATATCTCTTGCTGCTGGTTGTTATCTAATGACGAAACACCAGGGACAAAAGAAATATCAAACCAAGCTCTAAGATATGATACAAACACATCATAGTTTAATATCTCAGAGGTCTGCTCTCCTTTAGAAATAGCTCCGATAAGGGCCATTTTATTAAGGAAATCATCAGTGCTTTCGTACTTATTAGGGATAATGTAGTCACTATAGTCCTGAGTAATTACCCTGTTCAAGACATAATGGTCGACAAAGTATTCTGTCTCTGTCTGATTGTAGATTGAATTGTAAAGATCAGCGTTAGCATAGTCATTGAAGGTCTCAGGACTAAATATTTTAATCATAAATTAATCCCCCTCCTCGAATAGCAATAGATTTTAACGCTGCTTAGGTTGTTAATTCTTACTTTGTAGCTACAACCTTTTATTCGAATGAATTGGTAATCTCCCTGTAGGTATTTATTCATAGGATTGCCATCGCTGTCATAAGCTAACATTTTACCAGTATCTATATAAAGTTGTTTACCCGCTATTGCTGATGCAAACTGTGTAGCCCTTGCCGGGTTAAGCTTAACTTCGGATTCCATTAAGATGGTGTTATCTTCTAGATATGAACCTACTGAAATGCAGAATGCAAATGAACCAGTCGAAGGAAACGGCTCTGTTACATAAATTGGTGAGCAATCACTCATAGGTCTTGTAAAATGGTTGCCATTATCCGGATTATCTTCGTACATTCCATATACTAATTCTAACGGAGCATTTCCATCAAAAAAGTAGCGGAATGGGTAAATATCCATAGTAACCTTAAGCAACATTGCTTTCTCATCCGAGTCAGTAATATCACATTTAGTATTTAGCACTTCGAAGTAATCAATTGCCTGTTTTCCTGGTTCTTTATATGATACGCGTTTAGCAGACTCTATGTATGACTTTAAATATAACGCTCTATTGTAAACATTGTTCAGCCACTGGTCCGATGAGGCCTTAAGGGAGGCAAAAGGCCATGCATCGGCAACCAGGACTTCGTAGCTGAACTGAGCGTTGGTTCTTTTTTCTACTGTAGAATATAACTCTCCAGGTCTACCCGGAATTATAATCTTATCAGAGTTATTTGTAGATGACGTTATAGCCGGTCTGTCACGCAGAAGACCATAAGTTGAGACCTGAGCCCAAGTTGGACCAATCGCAGTCTCTCCAAGTTGGTTTGGGCTATCACTTAGATAGACATCAATCTGGTTATATGACCAACCCATAACAATTCCTCCTTATACAAACTCTGATTTTGAAATTTTCTTAGCCATGTCTAATGATCTAGGACCAAAGATTCCATCAGCAGCCAAGCCAGTATTTGCCTGGAAGCTTTTAACCGCCGATAGTGTGTATTTACCAAAATCACCATCTATTACAAGCCCATAGCTAGCATACCAGTTAAGGAATTTCTGTAAATTACTTACTTCTTTTCCTTTTGAACCGTACTTCAGGTTCGGTGGTAGCAATGGGAATGTTCCACTGTATAGTCTGATGATCGGTTTTGGACTTTCGTCGTACTTAGGCCTTCCATAACCATCGATACGACTGTTATTTATTGAATACTTCTTCTTACAAACCATTCCGCCATTGGCAATAACACCTGTAAGAGGAGAAGTATTACCTTCTATTGTATAAACGTAAGATGATGATACTTTGTAAACGAAACCTGTATGACAAATCCCTTTAGCATTTCTAAAGAAGATCTGATCTCCTACCTTTGGTTTTGTCTTGTAGTATCTGCCCATGTTTTTATAGTACTGAGCTGAAGTTGGTGTGTAAGCAGACCAGTCTCCAATAAGCTTTTTGGCAGTTTCCTTACCATAAGCTTGAATGAAGCACCAGTCTACAAACATATCACACCAAGCAACACCCTGGGCATACGGACCACCTACTAGTCTAACGAGGTCACGACCGTACTTTGTGTAGTTCTTATCACCGACATTAGCGGACTTACTATTGAGAGACTTATTACTAGCCTTCTCAATATAACCCTCTTCTGATAAGGCGATTTCAATAACCTTTGATGAATCTACCATTTAAAATCTACCTCCTGTAGCCATTATGTATCCCTGTTGCTTTTTGTTAATCTGACCTATAGTGTAGCTGGATGCCGTCTTACGAAGTACAGTTCCATCCACTGTAGTATCAGCACTAACGTCTATGGTTACACCGTCCATCATATGACTGAAGTCCGTGTTAGCAAGTTTATTAATATCTGTTCGCAGTGCATTAAGCTGATTAGCAAGTTGTGTCTGAGTTGAGTTGTTGATACTGATTTGAGAGTCTGCTGCAAGTCTAACAGTACCCTGATTATCAAGAACATTCATAAGTCCACTATACTGACTCATATTAGACGAATCCAATACTGGGCGGATAGTTGGTGAGAAAGCATTGCTAGTACTATCAGCGCTTAATGCATTATTGAGTGAACCCATGATTGCATTTGCAGCTCTGACACCAGCTCCACTAAGATTACGATTATTTGTAGCAGACATAATATACATCAAGCCTTCAACATAACTATTAGCGCTCTTTATAGCTTTCTTAGATGGTGAGTTAACATCCAAACCTTCCTTTGAGTTAACGGCTGAATCTAATGCAGTTGCAATTGATGTTCCAGCTCCGCTTACCTTATTGAGGTTCTCTTTACTGGTCAACGTATTTACAAATCCATCAATATAACTATTACCATTCTCATCAGACATGTTTGTTAAATCGGTATTGAAATCAGTAAATGAACCTAAGATTCCATTATCTCCAGTTAAGAACTTTGAAATATAACTTTGAATATCAGAACCTTCTTTTCCATCTACCGATTCTTTTGTACCTTTACCAATTTCTTTAATCCATTCTGTACCGGCTTCGTTAAGTCTATATCCATCAGCTTTCATAGCATTAATCTGCTGTTCTGATAAATCTTGTGTATTCTTAACTACATCTCTCTTGACTTCGTCATAACCATCTTGTGTACCAGCACCGATAGTGTCCTTGAAGTAGTTAGCTAGCTTGTTCTTAAGTACATCAGGATCGGACATATCCAGCGCAGACTCAGTACCATTAAGAAGCGCTTCAATGTTATCGGCAGCAGTATCATTAGCATCTGCACTATGATCAAATGCCTCTCGCTGCTTAGCCTGGGTCATGTACTTCATGTTATTATAGTCGAGATTAGCTACCGCTTCTTCCTGACCTTCATGATAAGCCTCAACATTCTTCTTACCACGTTCGGCACTAAGTCTATTGTATTCGTTATCTAGTGTATTAGCTGCTGCATTGGCATTATCTTCAAGGAATTTAACATTCTTAGCGGCCATGTATCCAACTACTGGATTAGTAATACCATAACCGATTTCAATACCCTTCCAAACCTTTGCACTAGCATTACTATAGATTTCTTCGATCTTGCTACCTATGAGGTCTTTATACTTTGTAAATGTATCTTGTATTGCTTTAAGTATGGACAATGATAGCCATACAGCAGAGTCAGTAAGATCGTCAACTTTACCAGCTAAGCCATCCATTAAGCCTTTAGCGAATTCAGAAGCAATAACAGCTCCTAATAAGCCGTATGTGCTTGCGTTTATGGCTAATTCAGCCAGACAAAGAAGAATTACATTATTAAGATGATTAAATAATTCTGGTAATTCCTCTTCAAGCATTCCGAATAGACCGGATATACCTTCTAATATATGACGATAAATGTCAGTCTTAACTTCGCTAATAATATCAATAACTGTAACTATGAAATCGCGAAGAGATTCGCCTATTATTACGGCCTTAGTCTTAAGTGTTTGTACAAATAGAGCAAAAGCCAGAGCTAAACCTACGGCAACTATCTTCATACTGTCAGTCATAGATTTGGCTATGAGTTTGATACCATCAGAAATATCTTTTGAGGACTTACTCATACGTTCTATGGTAGTAAGTAGCTTATTAATTGCTAGTACTAAACTAGCACCAGTTGCAAGTATAGCAGATAGGCCAATTCCAACTACTACTAAAGCACCACCTAATATAATTAAAGCTGCGCTAATAGCACCAATGCCTATAGCTGTAACTATTGAGGTAAGACTTAATTTCAATAAAAGTCCAACCAATTCATTTAGTGTCTTAATATCAATATCTTTGTATTTGATCTTTGCTAATTTGCCTATTGCATCTACTATAACATTTACTGCTTTGGCCAAAATATAAGCACTACCAGCCAATGCAAGAGAAACTATGGTTATAGCTCCAGCTACGGCTAGCATAATACCAAATCCACCGCCTTTTGAAAGAGTGGTTAGTAATAGTAATGAACCAGATATAGCAGCAACTAGAATACCTAAAGCAACGGCCATTCCAATCATCTTCTGCCAATCGTAGCTAGCTAATAATGATAGAGCAACTGCTGCAGGTATAAGTGCGGTAGACATTAACGCTAAAGCTCCAGCCCTGGCTATCATTGTTTTACCGTCTTTGTCTATCTTTGACAGTGCAAAATATACACCAGTAAGAACCGCTATTAAGCCCGCCATAGCTACAGCTGCCATACCGACAGTAGCCCAGTTAGACCCTGCCGCAAATGAGATGACAGCTATTAAGCCTCCTATTACGCCCATAGCAATGAGTAAATATCTTAGACTTGATAGTTTGTTATTGAGTATCTTAACATCATTAGCTCCGCCTGGTATCTTATCGTTAATCATCTTCATAACTTCAGCCAACGAATATATTACCAGACCCATTGATGCTGCCGCTGCTATGATACTAACCCAATTTCCATTTGCCGCTAATGTTATAGCTGAAAGCATAAGCCCAACCGATGCAACCACTAAGGTCATAATCAGTATAGTACGGTTAACTTGTTTCATTTTTGCTGGCCCTACACCACCTGTACTAAACGCCTTCATCATTAATTCAGCACATTTTCCAAGTGACAATAATACTAATGACATAGCACCAGCTGATGAAAGCATCGTCAAGTAGTCTCCCTTATTTAGATAAGAAAGACCAATCAGCATAGCGCCTATAACAAGTACTGCACGTATCATCTTTTCTATTGGTTTAACTGACGTTGCCTTAGCTTCTTTGCTAGCTAAATACATGGCTGTACCAAATGCCACTAAAGCTAATCCTAAAATACCAGCAGCCTCGAGCAATGATTCCTTATCCTCAATAAAGCTCATAAGTGATATTAAAATTGCCAAAGTAGCTATAACACCTATCATAGCAATAAATGCTTTAGGATCTACTTTTCCACCAAATTTAGTTATATATATAATACCTGCTAAAAGAGCAGACAACTGAACCACAGTACCAATACCATCTTCAACAACCTGTCTTGGCAAATATCCAAGATATGTTACAACTAGTCCTAAAGCACCTAAAGCTACAGCGGTCTTTAATATTGTTGTTCCAGCTTGCTTAATCCTTGCACCTTGGCCATAGACTCCTATTACAAATATCAAACCAGCCACCGCGGCCATAAGCACTGTGAGAGCCACAACAGCTTTAAGCAAGCTAGGACCAGGTATATCAGAAAGCTTCTTAAGTGCTCTGGACACTGCAATTATAGATAATATAGTAGCTATAATTGACGCAGCTATACCCTCTGGTTTTCGTACTAGCCAACTAATAACGATCATATAACCGGCAAGAGCAGCTAAACTAACCAATGCAACTTTAAGAGCTTCTTGATTCTGCTTTATATCTTGCTTTTTAAGACCGTATTTAATAACCCATTTAAGGGCCGATTCTATTAATATAATAGAACCAATAAGAGCTAATACACTTAGCCCTTTACCTATAGACATGTGAGAAGATGCTAATGCAATCATGGAAACTATGCCCATAGCTTCGAATAATACGAGCATCTTACCCTTAAGATCTGCCACATCTAACTCAGCAAGTCTCTTAAGTGCACTTACCAACAACCAAACAGATCCAGCATAGAATATTAACCATAGACCAGATGACTTAATATCAGGCCCCATCTTACTGATTATTGCGGTCACGCCAATTAATGCCCCTAGCATACCAACAAGAACACCAACAGATATCCACGCATTCTTGTTCCATTTTATCTCAGATAAAACAGACAATGCTGCTGCCAATAGGAATACACCACCAGACATAGCTAAGATTATCTTTGAGAATGCATCCATCATTTCATTAAACTTCTTAGCCGATTTCTGAGATTTGGTTAATTGAGCAATTAAAGCAACCATTAAGGTCATAACACCTAATACCATAGTTAATGCATAAGCCGGAGTCATAAGATCGTATTTACTTCCAACAATAGCCAGTCCAGCAAGAGATATAGCTAACACACCTAATGCTATAGCAACTTGTGTTATTATTTGTGCGACACCTTTACGTTTGAAGTAGTCTCTAACACCGTCAAAAGCGCCCGCGATACTCTTTAATGCTTTTAGACCCATTTTAGGGAACGTAGCAAATGCATTAATCGCATCTGTAATGTTAAATGTGAGATAACTGAAAGAAATAGATGCTGCTATTAACGAACCACTCAAACCTATAAGAGTCATCTTCGCTAGATCAAGTTTATTAAACGATTCTGCTATGCCATCTAATGCGCCCTTAGCTTTTTCTAATACTCCACCGCCTCCGCCACCATTACCAACAGCGGCTCTCATGTTGGTTACAAATTCGCCAACCGATTTAGATTTAGACAGTGCATCGGACGTCTTCTTTACTCCATCATATCCAGCCTGAACCTTTTCAAGATAGATTGCTGTGTTCTCTAAGTCTCCACCTTCTTTAAACTTAGCAAAGAACTTGGATATGCTGCCTTTCGCATCTGTTGAAAGTGACATCATTGTTTCTAGAGCGTCATTAATACCACCTAGAATTCTATCCATAGTAGAGCCGTCAGCTTTGTCCAGGCTTCCAAAGAAATCACCCATAGCGGTTTTAGCATCGTCAAACCACTTTATCAGCTTAGCTCCAACACGTTCATAAATATCAATGAATTCTTCCTTAAGTTTCTGTACAGCGGGTAGCTCTACAAAACGTGAGAAGAACTCTTTTAAAGTGCCTGAAACTTTTTTAAATGTATCAACAATAAAACGACCGGCCCTTACTAGTAGGTTGTTAGACTCAACAAAGTCTTTAACCTTGGTCATGGCACTTCCTATAAATTCTCCGAAGGACATAATGCCGTCTATAATAGTAGGAAGTATTTTAGCAAGCAATCCAAAGCCGCTTCCGACCAAAGTAGCCAGGGCATCTCCTACCATTTTGAAAATGTTAAACAAACCTATAAAAAATGTTTCCATTTTACCGGTTCGTTCTTCAGTTAGATCAAATGCATCTACAATTTTACCAAAATGAACAGTAATCTGGCCTATGGATTTTTTAAGACCATTAGCTGAGAATACTTTCTTGAAAGCTCTGCCGATTGTCATGATACCTTTAGCTATATTACCAAAGATTTTAAGCAATGGACTAAAAGCGGCCGATGTTCTCTCTGCATTTTCAGCAGAATCATTACTTACTTTAACTAGTCCAAGCCTAGCTTCCATCTCTTTCTTCTTAGCATCGGTAACTTCTTCAGAATTAGATACTGCGGTCTGAGCGTATATCTGATCAGCTTTCTCCATATCGAAGTTGGCTTCTTTCATGGCATTTACATATGCCTGAACTTGATCATACATATTACCTAATGCATCAACACGAGTCTGACCATTACCATAAGGGTTTCTACCAGAATCATCCCCAAACCATATTACGTTGGCCAGTTCTTTAACTTTATCAGTAGCTTGAACTATGTCATCTACAGTTTCTTTTACTTCTTCAGTAACTTCTTTAAGATGCATATCCTCAGCAAACTTATTAACTCTATCAGTTACAGAGTCGATGAAACCAGAAACTTTATTCATTGCAGCAGCAATCATCTCTATAAAGCTAGACCATTTCTGAGATCCGCCAATATTAAAAAGACCTAAAACTGACGAACCCAATTTACCAATCGAACCAATGATGTTTGCGAAAGGATCTTTAAGTGGTTTTAATGTATCTTTGAACTCATTTAAACCATCTTTAAGTCTGTTAAGAAATGCTATAAGATCTTTATTCTCAATTACGCCACTATAGAATATCTCACCGATTTTAGATAAAGCAGCTCTAATATTTGCCAATACACCTTGAAGTGTTTCATTTGATTTTTTAGCCTGCTTACCAAATGAATTATCCATGGCTGCAGCAAAAGTATTAAAATCTATTTGGCCTTTATGTACCATTTCTTGTACTTCAGCTTGAGATTTATTAAGGTATTTGGAAAGCTCAGCAACAACGTTAATAGTTCGTCCCTGAAGCTGCATCATATCCTGACCCATCAAACGGCCAGCGGTCTTAACCTGTGCAAATATCCTACCAATATCTTCAAAAGAACTGTTAGACATTGCTGCTGCACCAGCTATACCTCTAAGTGCAACATCCAAATCACTGGCCTGATTGGCAACCCTTTCGAAATTAACACCCGAACCGGTAAGCATTGCGGCTATATTAACTGCCTCATCCAAGCCAAATGCTGTATCACTAACTGAATCTGAAGCCGCTTTAAATACTTCAGTTACTTTTTCACCGTCATTTAGTAATCCATCAAGTTTAAATCTAGCATCGGCAACTTTTTGGGCTCTTCCTTTACCACCCGTAAGTATCTGACCGAAGGATAAACTACCCATCTTTTCTACTAAATTAATAGCACCGTTAGTAAGTCTCTGCATAACAGTCATACCAATGATGCCTAGATTTGAAAATCTTTCCGATAAAGATTCAACAGCCTGTGTAATATTAGCCAAATTCAGTTTATCAGCCTCTCTTTGAACCCGGGATAAGTCCAAAGAATTCGTATTAATCTCTAGGGCTTTCTTTAAACCATCTAAGGAGGTTATAGTCTGCCTTATACCGCGTTCGAAATCTTGGTTTTTAAATTGCATCTCGACAACGCGATTGTCAACTGTATTGCTCATGCGCCATTAACCTCCTGCCAAATTTCTTCTGCCATGGCGTCAAAAATAGATCGAAGCGCTGGATTGATGTAATCAACACCTTCAACCCAGACACCCGATCTAGTACCATGACCATATTGAAGCATTAAGGCTACGTTAAACCAATCATCAACGATGTTATCGTTAACCCAATGAATGGTTACAGTCCCTTTTGCTTTGTCTTTTACTATTTCATATCTCCAAGATGTGGCTGTCAAACCTGTATCTCTTGGAGTTGCTTGTGATAAAGCTTCTACCCCTTTCCGTCCATACATGTCAAGGTAATGATCAATATTCATGTGGACATTCTTTTTCAAGAACTTTTCCAAATGGTTGAAATTACCATGATGTTTAACAGAAATCATTTCTTCTATCCTTTCGTATGGAATCTAGCTTTGTTTCTTTCATTTATAGCCTTATTCCTAGCGACCATTTCGCTATAGCTAGCCTTGTTCTTCTTGTTTGGAGATTCGTCTTTAACACCGTAAATTTCTATCAATTTTATCAATCTATTTATATGCCATTTCTCACATTCTTTAGGAATACCGAGCTTGAACATGTAATAATACAATAACTCAGACGTTAACGTTTCTTTTTTAACGCCATTATCAGGTCTTGTTCTTACTGTTGTAGCAGACATGGGATCGTTAATATAATTAGCGATTTGATCTATTTGCTCTCTGGTTATACAGCTATAAACGAGCTCTGGAACATCCTTATTTATCGTCATTTGTTTGATGTAGTCATTACTCTGTTCTGGGGTCATAGTCTTTCCTTCACTAAAGTAAGGATAAGGTATATGCCACTTTGACTCCCATTTTGAAATCGACACTAAAGAATGCTCTAAAACTAATTTGCAATCCTGATCAAGAGTGACAAATTCTTTTTTGACTTCGTCATATAGCTCTTGTTTCTTAACTTCTATGAGAATAGGCATTATTCTTCTCCTTTAGTTTCCTTTGTGGTATCACTTATTACCGTGTCTGCAGCTTCACCCTCATTACCATAAACAACCTCGTCTATGTAATCAGGATCAATCTTTCCATCACTGATCTTAGATGCAAGCTGTGCAATCATAGCAGCAGGCATGATACCTTCAAAGAATTTATTAGCTTCATCTTCTTTAGTCATGAGCTCCATAAGTAGTACACTATAAGCTCTAGACTGCTTAAAATCATTAAGAACCTTTTCATTCTTTATGAATGTTCTACCATCATCAGACTTAACACCATAAGAATCTGCTATAAACTTTTCAAAGATCTCAAATGCTTCAGATGTCTTATTTGTTGCCAAAAGTCTTGTAAGGTAGTTCTTATAACCGCCGTCCTTCTCAAACTGGTATCTCATGATGTCTACTTCTTCAAGATTGAAGTAAAAAGGTTCTTTACGCTCTTCACCATTGTAATCTGTATACTTTATGATCTTTTTATACATATCTTTTACTTCCTTTCATAAAAAAAGACCCGCTGTAAGCGGATCAAAAATTATTAGCTTCAAAAGCTTCAAAACTTTCAAATATTTCATTGGATGCTTGTTTAGCTTCGTTATCATCTGGAATTTCACCAGTCATATAGGTCATTGACACCATTTTATCTTTTACTGGATCTAGTAAAAGATATGATACAACTTTAGCAATGTTTCCATTATCGGTTTTATGTTCAGAAGCATAATAGGCAATCTTGTTACGGTTTCTTTCCTCATACTGGAATAATCCTTCTGTACCGCCCATCAACCAAGAATTTCTCATCATATTATGAACACGATCTTCTGTAATATCTTCAAAGCTCTCAAAGATTGGTTCCGTATAAATTGAAAGCACCATATCATAATTCTCTGTTACTTTACTATATACAAAGACCTCATCATTCTGGGTTGAAAAATTAAAGCCTTCTGGTAAAGTGAACTTATACCCATCAATTTCAACTGTACTACCGACAGTAGAAGCCTGAGTTGTTGCTTCTGTTGTAGTCGTAACCTCTGTAGTTACTTCAGTAGTTTTCTCTTCTTTCTTACCACAGGACAATAATATGCCCCCGGTAATAAGAAGAACAATAGAGATTACTGCCATTTTGAATTTTTTTCTCATACATCTTCTCCTTTGTTTTCTTATTACCATAGCATAACTTTATTTAATTGTAAATGTTAGCCTGCTGCGTTTCCACCCTGAGTATTTCCGCTTGCACCAAGCATTGCAAATACTTCTGCTGGAAGCGGCATTCTTGGCTGAACTGCTGGTACTGGGTCCTCTCCCTGTGGAGTACTAGCTGGTGTTCCGTAAAGAATCTTCTCAAATGCAAGAAGCTTAGCCTTAGCTGCTGTATCAGCAAACTTAGAAGACTCAATCTCGATATGAGATGTTGGCTTGTACTCGATACCATTAACAGTACCAACGTTGATAGCTGTAGTATCGATATCGTAGCTCATAGCATCAATATCTGTTGAATCATTAACTGTTGCATGAGATGTCTCAACCGGTGAAGCTGTAGCATTGTAAATGAGGTGAATCTTATAACCGAAGTCATGGCCTTCAGTATCATTACCAACCTTAGATCTGTATGAGAAACCAAATGTTGATCTTGTCTGACCGTTGATTGTTACACCAGTAACAACTTCAGCCTCACCATTACAAGCCTTGAAGCCATCTGGATAAGTATAGCACTCGATAGTAGCACCAAATTTCTCAGCTGCTCTTACAGAAAGGTACTTCATGTTATCAGCCCAGATATCGTTAACATCTCCACCTTCCGGCTTCAGTGTAACACTACTAAGACCTGACCAAGCCTCTCCATCAACGTACTCATACTCTTCAGTATCTGCATTTTTCTTAAGTGGGAAGAATACACCTCTGTCGCAACCTATCTCATAAAAACGCTTGCCGACTTTGTCCCACTCTGACTCTAATAAGAATGTATTAGCCATTGTTTTTAATCTCCTTTAATAGTATAGCGTGAAAACATCGTGATTAAGATTGTCTGCTTTGTAGTTGCGGACATAGCTAATCGTGTCGAAGTTCTCGATCAATTTGTCAATCATGTCGTTATCCGGATTTGGATCTATGTAAATGAGCTGGTAAGCCTGTTTGTATATGTATGTTCTGTTATCAGCTCTTACATGGCTTCCTCTATCCCTTGTATAACGAATACAGGGATAATGCATTTTCTTATCCCCTGGTGGCTGGAAATACACATTGTCGGAACCGAGTAACTCTTTCAACTTAACGTGTAATTCACGGCGTCTGTCAGTTATTGTCCCCATTGTATTCCCCTCCTAAAGTAAGTCTAATTCTTGGGTAAGCGGGGGTTATTGTTTTTACTTTCCACTTAACACCAAGAACTATGACATACTTAATGTAGCTTAAATTATCCAAAATATAGGAGTCAGCTACGATACTAATTTCTTCACTTAAAGTTAAGTGATCGTTGACTTCATTTGGTTGATCCCAACGTCTATCAAGACGGAGTATGTCACCATAGTAGGAACGTTCCTCTGATACAGGCATTGATACCCCATACTCATCGTCAACGTCTTTGACAAATCCGACTTTTCCATAGAATTTACTCATAGCTTACTCCCATTTTGAAATTTATGTGTCTCTTAGCCTTCAGCGCCAGGATCTTCTGTGTTTGAACCAGAGTTTGTTCCTGCTGCTTCAGCTATAGTTACAGTCATTGCTGAGAATGGTCTTACAAGAGCACCAGATCTACGAGTCTCGATCAGGTACTTCTGCTGGTTGTAATCGATATCGAAATCTTCGAAGAGACCCTTAGCAGCGTTCTTATCGTTACCCAGGTTGTAATCCTTCATGTTAACGATAACACCAACAAGGTCCTTACCATCGATCTTCTCACCTTCCATAACCTCAACAGTTATGATTCTGCTTACGCGAAGAGCCGTAGCAACCTCTGCTTCTGTCTTGTAAAGTCTGTGTCCAATACCATCCTTAAGAAGAAGCATCTCTGTAAGCCAATCTTCTGTTGTATAGAATACTGGATTACCAGATCCCTTATAATTCTTACGAGCTCTAAGAATCTGATCCATAATAGCATCAGCCTTCTCAGCGCCAGTAGCTCCATGAGCAACCTGTACATTAACCTTAATATTGAACAGAGGTACATCCTTAGCGATTGGTCTGATGCAATCTTCCTTAACCTTATCCTCTGAAAGTGGATCTCTACCATCACCAATAAGGATTGCTCTAGCGAGTTCCTCATCCAGCATAACTTCCATCTCAGCCTTGATCCATGGAACTACATCGAAATCTGTGATGTCGAGAATATCATCTCTATCCATCTTCTGTTTCTTGTAGATTGTGCAAGGTCCAGTTACTCTCTTAAGAGTTGTGAATACTTCCTCTTTCTTAAGGTGACCCTTCATATAACCTCTAGCCCTAGCATCATCTTCTGTGATGTTAGCATAAAGTGACTTAATTCTGCTGAAAGGTGTCTTTGAAGTTCCACCAAGAACTGAAGCTACCCAATCAGTGTTTCTCTTAATCCACTCAGGTGGGTTGTTAAGACTCTTATACTCTGGAAGCAGCATGTTTACATCATTGAAACCATATGTCTGAGTTCCAGTAGCAGTTTCCATACCAGTAGTATCAATTGAATGCGCCAGGCAAGCTTCCTTAAGAGAACCAAGTCTCTTAGCATCGGCAAATACTTCCTGAATTTCCTCATGAGAGAGTACTTCTCCACCCTCATATGTTTCATCTTCTGTGTCGAAAAGATTATGCTTCACGTCGTCATCCTCCTCATTACTTCCGCCCTTAGCATCTTCAAGGGCCTGTCCTATAATTGCGTATACGGCGGTCTTCTGATCCTCATTGAGGGTGTCAAATACTTCGCCTATTGTCTTACCTGATCCTTCAGGTTTCTTTTCGTTATCTGCCACTTTTGTTTCCTCCTGTTTTTTGTCTTCGGAATCGGCATGTTCTATAGTTTCTGTTTTAAGTTCTTCTGTAACGTCATCATCTCCAAGAGCATCTTCTTCTGTTTCTTCTTCGCTCTCTTCGGTGTCGCCGTGATACATCTCTAAGCCTTCAATGTGACATGCAATAATTGCTTCATCTTCTACAAAGTCGTAGTCATAGTCACCATGAGCTATCATTGGGAACTCAATAGTTGCACCAGGATTAGCTCCTGCAAGAACAAGACTTACTTCCTTGATAGAACCGTGAAGTACGTCCTTGTTAGCTGACTGCTTAAGCTTATTTGCATAGATTGAAAGCGATGCCAGATCGCCGTGGTTTATAAGCTCTTTTGAAACTTGGGCCTTTGGCGTGTTATTAAAAAAGCACTCGCACCAAACGCCGTCTTTCTTATTTCTAAGAATTGCGTGGCCGAGTACCATTTCTGGATCATCGTGATTATGAGCAAATACTAAAGGAACTTTCTTTCCATCGTCGTCTTTGAAGGCGCCTCTTCTTATGGTACGGCCGTCGCTACACTTGATGTCATTCTTAGTAGCCCAGCCGGCAAAATCATAAGCTGCCATTTTGAAATTTTTCTCCTTTCATAGGATTACTCCAGAGGTTCTTCTTCATACTCATCCACTGGTGGCTCTTCGCTAGCACCTTCATCCTTTGGATTAATGTTAGGGTTAATAAGCTCATCAGCTTTTGGATCTTCAGAAGGTTTGTAACCTATAACTCCTCTAATCTCATTAGAAGAAAGAACCTGATTAGTAATAAACTTATCAGCAACTTCTGCAATTTTATTAATTGGAGCCAGTTTGAAAGGTTCTCTGAAGTACATGATTGCTTGCCCTCTTGTGCGGGCAGTTTTAGATAAGAACTTTCGCTGAAATTCATCAACGATAGCCGAAAGAATAGGCTCTATAGTAGAACTGAAATAGTTAAGCATTGACTGTTCATCAGCAGTACCGTTAATAATGGTCTCTGATATACCTAACTGGCTATAGAGCAGGTTCGTAAGATACTCGATCTGTTTCATGAGATTGTTCTCAACCGGACGATTCAACTGTGTGATTCTTTCGGTTGCGTCAGCATAAGCAATACCGTACTTAGTTCCGGCAAGCTGTCTCTCAATGCTTTCTCTTCTCTCTTCAGCCTGTTTCTTACGAGTTTCATTTTTAATTGTATAAGGTAACTGAATAATGAGATCCAGCTTACCAGCGCTAGATTGTTCGTCTACTATATCCAGGAGAGCGAGCTTTCTTATGAGTCTTCTAAGAATAGAGTTTGGTTCATTCATTACTGAGTAAAATGGGTTCTCTATGATAGCCACATTCTTCTTCCAGCACATTATCTGCTCTTTCTTACCCGTATTCTCATTGTAGACTTCCACTTTAACTTGGTGAGGGAACCATTCCACGATCTTTCCTGTACGAGCCGTTAGAATGTCATAACCATCTGTATTTTGGGGGTTGACATCTACGTCTATTGGAACTACAGCAACACAACCCTCATCGAACATAGAAATTACTATATCCTGTATGAAAGCCTTACCTGTCTGATCTAAATTAGCATCTAATGTTAGTATGTTGTTTAGACCTGAGATTCGATCTTCCTTATACTGCCTATTTTCATCTACATTTACATGACGTATACTAATCTGCGAGACGTCTATCGCTATCTTATTGTAGATGGCAGTAATAATCGTTTTGTCATTGCCATAGCTCAGCTGTGTACGGTCTGGTCTATAGTATGATCCACCATACTCGTACGTGGTTGTTGGGTCTCTTCCAAGGAATGCGTTCCATGCATTTCTAAATCTGTTAAAAGGATTTTCTGCCATTTTGAAATTTTACTCCCCTTCATCGTTAGACTGAGCAGCACGATTCTCATTAATTGCTTTGATCATTCCATGAATGGTCTGTGAATCATTTGTAAGATTCTCCTGCTGTCCGCCTTCAGCTAAATACATGTCTTTGAGTTCTTCTCTAATAGTCTTAGCCATTTTTGTTTCCTCCTACTCAAACGCATCGAGATTAGCTTTATATGCAACCCACGCATCCATAAGTGCAGCTACATTATCAATCTTCTCGTCGTAGCGTTTCTTTAATAGTTTTCTATTACCATTAGTATCTTCAATAGTTATGCAGTTACCCATGGCAAATTTCATTAGTTCCTCGTCGAAGAGAAGTAGTCTTTCTTCGGCTAAAATTTTGATCTCACCCAGAGGTACGGATTCAGTTCGTGCACCCTGTATAACTTTCTCTATTCCAAAAGGACCATTCTCCTGTTCCCATCTCGCTACAAATTCTTTAGCGTTGTATGGGTCGAATCCAAAGGCTCTAACGTCATAATCAGCATCAAGAATGAACTGATCGAGGTCATCATAGACTTCCATCATATTAAGAACAGTTCCATCCATGATTATTAGACTGCCTTCTTTAATAAAGGACTCATATAGAGCTCGCATTGAGGGTTGTAGTTTGGAAAGTGTTAGGTCAGTTATATAGCTTCTAGTTTTAACGCCAAACGAGCCATCACTAAGCGGAAATAAGAAAGTGAATGCACAAAAGTCATCCCCTTGAGATAGGTCTGCGCCCATAGCACAAGGCATGGACCAGAAATCACGATGTCTGTGAAGTTTAGTATCTGCATATGTAAAGAAATAGGTATAACCTTCCATAGGTATACCAAATCTTTTAGCCAAAATATCATTACGTGTCGCAGGAGCCTTCTCCATACGATCTACATCCAACTGATAAGCTTCATAACTTATAGTCTTACCAATATTAGGATTGGCTTTCTCCCACATATCAGGGTCACTTACTTCTTTGACATCATCTAATCTGTAGTACCAGATTGAAGTGTGAATAGAGCTATCATAATTATCTCTAAGAATGTTTATAAGCTCCATTTTCATTGTGTCGCCTGCACCGTTTCGAACAGTTCCTTCAGAACTTGTAGCAACTATCAGGTAATCTGGGTTCTTCTGGCATGACTGCTCTATAGCACCTATAACATCTTCACGAATATCACCAGATAACCACTCGTCAACCGTGGCATACTTACACTTAAGACCCTGTAATTTATTAATAGACATAGGTCTAATCTCTAAATATGAGCCTGTAATAAAGTTCTGTATACCAACTTTTGTAGATTGTATCTGTGGTCTAGCCGCTGGATTACCAGTAGTATTATTCTTACTGCCTTGTGTCCAGTATTCCAAAAGAGGGCCTCGCGCGCGTGCAATGGCTGTACGAATTGGGGACATTACCTCTTCTGCCTGTGGCATTGTTGGTGCAACAGTGATCTGGTGCGTTGTACTAACGTCACAAATTAAAAAATACGCCTGCAAACAAGCGGCGTACATTGATTTAGCAGCACCTCTGGCTACTATCAAATATTGTTTATTGATTAGTCGTTTCTTTTCTTTGACTAATTTGTAATGGCCTGAGCCTTTACTAGTCTTTACATAGACTCGTTTTTGTACGAAATACCACCATCCAAATATCTCTTCGCCCCATAGTTTGAACGAGTCTAAAAGCTCGAGATCGTCTCCATTGGATAGTGTCAACTCATGCTCACAAAATCTAACCCAGCCCTCTACCGCAAGATCATCGTAGTAAACGCCAGGATTATCTATGAGATCCTCGATCCTATCCATTTCCTGTCGAATCTCTTCGCATACTGGTATTTCGCCTCTTTCTACCTTTGCTCTAAACTGAGCGTAGTACTTCGGCGTAGCTGTGTTACTAAGCATGTATTCTCCTTATTTTTTATAGTGGTTATTATAATAGTCATCATGGAAACCACCATCTTTATAATAGTCTTTAAAATCTCGTTCGTTGAAATCTATTTCAGTCAAAATCTCGTATACTATTTGTTTTTGTTTTTCATTAGCCTTAAATCTTCCAAGCTTTTCTTTAGCAATTTTATCGACTATAGCATTTACTTCTTTTTCGCTTTCGTTGTATTCTTTTGATATTTTTTCACCTTTTCCATTATCCCAATCATCTGGATTTAAATCATCAATATCCATTTCAGCTTTAAAAAACCGTCGATGACTTTTTTTAAAAGATTTTAAATCCTCTTTAGATACAGAATTTCTAAAATCTTTTTCCATATTATAACGATCTGGGCTATCGTATTTAGCTTTCTTATATGCTTTAATATCTTTAGAATTTTGTCTATAAAGTTTTCTTCTACCGGCTGATGTTAAACTGCCATCAGGATTCTGATACCTACGAACACCCCATCTCTGACCTTTTACACCATGATGATATAATTCATCCGGATTTATTTTTCTAACTTCCATAATATCTAATCCTCATTTTTAATCATAGATAAAATTGTGCTTGTTGAAAGACCTACGACAGCGGGCATAGGGTTTCCAGAAGCGGTTGATAATGCAACCCCAGCAGCAGAAGCTCCAATAGAGATAGCATTTGCGGCTATTGTATCCCATGGTAAGTCTTTAATTTTATCAGCGATTTCCTCTCCATTCATTATTAAGGCAGCTGTTCCAACACCAACTCCAACTGCTGCAATAGGTAGCATCATAGCCCTAATCGGTGTTGGTATCTTTAATACTGCATCAACTATAGCTTTACCAGCAGCAACTTTATTAGCATTCAAAGTTGCTAGTGTCTGTTTTGCAGTGGCTAATATCAATGGTAACGACATAGCCTCAACTTTTGCTTTAGAGGCTTTTATAGAGACTAAAGCTGCTTCACCTAATAAAGTACCAAGTATGGCATTATTTATAGCTTTATCTCCCTTAGGTGGCCTATAACGTAAATTACCTTCACGTGTATAGGTTCCATTCTTGTACTGGAATCTACGTACACCTTTCTTCTGGCCTTTTATCCCAGCATGATAAATATCCGTCATAAGCTTCTCCTCATTTATTAAATTGAGGAGTCAGAGCCTTGCATTGGAGTGACAATAACTAGTTCTGGCCCCTCTATATAAGAAATAGAAACACGTTTAAGCCAAAATATGTCTCATAAACTAGTGGGCTTTTCCTGTGTTCTTATAATGCAAAAATATCTAGTAATATTCGAACCGCTGTTGTCTCGTCTATGGTGTCCTTTGTGTTTCTATTACTTAGCTAAATTAGTTGTCTTTTAATTCTTTTATAACACGCTTCTTTATTTCTTCTATATCTGAATCTCTTACTAAATTCTTTTCACCTTTGGTTTGAACATAGGTATCATTCCTAAATACATCAGCTTTTGCTTTTGATATATTAGCCTTTGCCTGTTCATATTTAGCTTGTTTTTCTAATGATGCTATTTTCTTATCTAAGGCTGACGTTGTCTCAGACTTTTTAACAACACCAACTTTTTCTAAAGCAGCGTAAACTTTTGATGCACTATCTGCAATGTCTCCTGCTGTTTTTGCAACTGACATTACGGTTTCTAACCTAGCTTTCGCTTTGTCAGATTTGGCTTTTGATTGTGATGCTACCGCTTCATTCAATCTTCTATTTAGATCTATTCTCTCAAGAGCTTTCTCATACTCTTTATTTGACATTTTACTTTGGAATTTCTGTATAGCTTTAGCATCTCCAGTTTTAATTACTTCAGCTCTTTCTTTTCTCTCAGCATTGAGTTTCTTTAATCTCTCAGCTTTCTCTTCTTTAGCTAACTGTTGAGCTTTAGCTTTCTCGACCTTGGCCCTACGGACTTTTTTCATCTTACGATTGTATTTGATCTGTTCAACAAGACCCCTACGTTTTCGTCCAGTACTTGTCAGAGTTCCATCTTTGTTTTGGAATCTTCGAACGCCCCAACGCATACCCATTATGCCATGGTGATAGAGTTCAAGCTCAGAGTCTGGTAATCTTCTTACTATCATAAGTCTACTCCTTAAAAGTAAAAAGGCTGAGGGGTAGGGTAAAGATCTTTTTCTAAACCCCGGCCCCATCTCATTTAAAAGGAGTATAGCCCTTCACCTTTCTTTTACTTAATGTCGATGATTATCCATCTCGTTCAGCCAGTTTGCATATACAGCTCTCTCGTTATCGTTACGAGCCATATTCATACGTCTTTCAACTTCAGCTCTAAATTCATTTTCATCATGTCCATAACGTCTAGCATAAGAATTAGATCTTGAATAGTTGTTTCCGTAGTGTGCTTCTCTACTTGAACGATTGTACCCATTGTTTCTAGAATATGTATTAGGCATCATGTTATCATCATTGCCGTATTCATACTCTTCTGGATCAACATTTGCTATCATTACTGTACGCTCGATACTCTCTATGGAACTAGTAATGTGTTTACCATTACAAATATCCTGTTCGCTGAGCTTACCGCCATTTTTCTTAATAGCAATAAGATCTTCGAGCTCGTCTAGAAGTGTATCTTCCCACGCGTATAAAATATCTGTCATTTCCATTCTAGTTCACCTCCTTAATAACTAACTACCAAATCTGGTCGTGAGAATGTTATTAATGGAGTATCAACCAAAATATCCTGACTACTTGTGTTGATTACTGATACTGACTGGCAGCATCCATTCCATATTTCAACGGGCATGTCTACTGATACATTAAAATACTGTTCAACAGCTGCTGGAGTAACTCTCATAGTACTAAGTGGCATAACTGTTCCGTTAAGCGCTAAAGCAAGAGAGATCTCTTCAACTGTTCCACCAGTAGGTATTGCAATGTTGGCTTTAAAATCAACGTCATAAATCGCTGAGTCATTTGCATTGCAGCATGGGCAACCACAGTTTTCATCATATGGTGTCCAACCACTTAACACAAATATCCCATCGCGGTATCTAACAAAGCCTCTATTACATGGAACTATAACGGTTGGAAACGTTGTAGCTCCGTTTGGTACAAGTGTCTGTACTGTATTGTTTCCATATGCAGTCATTGTACCACCTCCTTAAGCTGATCTCCTGCATCCATTTGCATAGAATGGTGAAGGGCAGCAATTTGGGTTTGGTACATTGTATGATGGAATAGCTGGTGGATTGAGATAGTTCTCAAGAGCAGCTGTCTGTGCAGCATTATCTGCTAGTACCTGTGCTATTTTGCTGTTTAATGTTTCATTAAATCTAGCATTTGAGAGCTGGTTCTGAAGATCATTGATCTTGTCATCCTTAGCATTAAGCTCAAGCTGACAAATCTTGTCCATTATTGTCTGGAAACCCTGATTTGTCGAATTGATCAGTGCCTGAGTGTTTGCTGTTGTGTTAGCAATTACATCTCTGATGCCATCACTTACTGCAGCTCTATCTGCACAATTTTCTGTTGCTACAGTATACTTAAGATCTGCTACTGCAGCACGGTTTTCGCAACAACAGTTCTGCTGCTGCATAGCTATGTTATTGAGCATAGCTGTAAGGTTTGCCTGAGTATTGCAACGTGATACTTCCGCATTAGCGAAGCCATTTGATACTGTTGTATTAAGGCTATTGATTCCTGACATTACAGCGGTCTGATCAAAACCTCTCTGTACATCAGAAACTACATAACCGTTTCCAACATTACCATTGTTTCCGTTGTTTCCCCAGCCTCCAGTAAGAGCGAAAAGCATGATGATTACTAACCACCAAGCTCCATCTCCACCGAAGCCATAATTGCCGTTACCATTTCCCATAACGGCTGCAATGTCAGCAGCACTAAGTCCGCCATTTCCTGAGAGTAGTGACATAGTTTCTTTCTCCTTTTATTATTTTATTACTAAATACCGGCCGGTATAAAGTTCTAGTGTCTTTTTCCAACCAGGGCATCAGCAATTGCGGAGAACATTTGAAACTGTTCAGGACTCATCTGCTTTTGTATTTCCATTCCCACTTCTTGTGGTGAACGATTGGTAGATTGTCTAAATTCATTAGCGAAAGAGCCTAGTCTATTCTGTAAACTCTGCATACCGCCTAAACGATTTATTAAATCATTACTACCATTTTGAAACATTTTGTTCGACCCTATCCTTTCTCAACAGGTTTGGATAAGTCGTCAAAGAATTTTCTCAGTTCTGCTATCTCATTTGAAAGTTTATTGAAGTCGTCTCTAGTAACATAGTTTTCATTAAGATTCTGTTCCATGTATCTAGTCTGATACTTGGGCATCTTCTCTTTGATGTCAAATGCTCTAAACACATTTGTTATCGCATTGCTATCAACACCCTTCATAAACATTTCGTTTGTGTCGGTTGAGATAAGCAAAGCTGTAGCATTAGGATTTAAGGCATAATTAAGTGCTGTCTCTTCTCCGCCGGTAATACTAATTACTCCTTGACCGCTTTGCTGTGTACTCTGTTGTCCATAGTTTTCTAGTTGCTTAGCATACGGATTAAATCCATTGTTAATGGGTATCATTTGAGTCGGTCTCCTTCCAATAATAGATTGGGACTTCATCTCCTGAATCCCAAGTATCATAATAGTCGCCGTCTATAACTGCAATGACGTGATCTTGTGTTGCTACAACGAATCGACCTTCTGGGTGATCGTCACAGAACTGCTTTAATGTATAACATAAAGGACATGTATCGGGAATTGGATACCTTTTAAACCCTCTTTGTAATAAGTAGGCTCCCCAAACGTAATCTTTATCTGGAAAAGCCTTTAACCGCAGACCTTTATACATTAGATCTAAATATGCAACATCCCAATCATAATTGAACAGCATCGAAATTGCTCTAACTGTACAATCGTCGGTTCTTCTACCAAAGGGGTTTGGATTGTATTCTTTATACATTATTTATCTTCATCTTCTTTAGAATCGTCCTCTTTGTTGTCTTCGTTAATCTCTGTATTTGCTACCATTAAGGCTTTCTTAATAAATTTAGGTATTGGAACCCCAAGCTTTTCAAGGTTCTCGCATATACTTATAAGTTCCATTACTATAATGTAAATGCTTACTCCAGCTGCTATATATGCTGTAAGACCAAAGCCAACAACAAATATTTCGCCGATTAGTATGCAGGTAATTTCACCAAGCTTTTTTCCCAAGCCTTTCCTTAGCTTACTTGAATCTACTTCGCCTTTGATCCAAGCGTTGATTAATCCGGTCATGATGTCTAAGCACATGAGGATTAATGGGATTACTACCACATAGGTTTCATTCTGGAAATTGAACTGTGTAACTAATTCTTTAAGTGTCTCCATCTTGTCCCTCCTTTCTTTTTATTTCATCTGATTCGATATATGCCCGCCAATAAGATTGTTCGGCTTGTTTCTCAAATGATGATGTAATAAAAGAATTTGAGGGCGGATCCCAAAGTAATCTAACTTTACACCAGACATACTGCGTGGAATGCGCCACAACATTCACATTGTCGGAAAAATCAGACCAATTAGTATTAAAATTGACAACTAATCCATCTTGTGGTCCGACACCACCTTGCACTAATTCAGAGATTGCAGAGTTGATAAACATTAAAAGCTCACTATCAAATGCTGTTATACTTTGCTCTACGTTAAGCATAGTTTTAATACTTGATAGTATATTATCCATGTTTAAACCTCTTTAATAAACTCAGACATAACGTAACCAGTAACTTTAACACCTTTAAACACTTCTACTGTTACGTTATACCATCCATTAGGAGCAGCAATCTTATTGATTGTAACTCTACTACCACCTGGAACCTTAGCTAATACATTAGTAGGCTCATTCTTACCGGTCTTGACTGGTGCTGATCTTACATTGAGCAACTCCGGTATAACAACACCTTTTCTAGGTTTCTCAGGTTTTACTTCTTCTTTTACTTCCTCTACAGGCTCGTCTGCTACTATAGCTTTACCAAACTGACCTGGGACTTCTTTGTAACGTGAACTACGTCTTGCTGGCATCAGTAACTCTCCTTCCACGGACATGTATCATTTGGTCTTCTTGGTACATATTCCTTAGTTCTTAAAATGTCATCGTTGCCATAATGGATAGCGTTATGTACATCATGACTAACACAGATTAAGTATTCAGGATTCATGAGATAGTCAGATACATTTACAATGTCATCATCGACAATTGGATTCATATGATGGATCAATATCCGTCCTCTAATCTCAAAGTCTTCTAAACCAAGATCGCATCCGTTGTCTCTTACTATTATTTCGTTTCTTAAATCTTTCCACTCTTTAGACGTGTAGAATCTTTGGTTCAAATATCTATCGTATCCAAATGTTGCTTTACCAACACTACCAGATAACTTTAAATACTCAAACCTTTGCCTAAATGTTGGAAGCTGAATTAGCTCGCTATAAGTTCTAATCATCATACTCGTCCTCATAAATATCATCTAATTGTCCGGTATAGGTTTTCATAGCTTTAATAGCTTTAGCGGCAAGTTCTTCCTGACGCTTTGATGCTGCTATGGATTCAGCCTTAGCTTCAGCAAGCTTAACATCAGCTTCTAGTTTTGATTTCTCTAACTGCATACGCACAGTTCCCTGACGTAGCCAATGGATTAATAAAGAATCGCTCGCAGTTCCATTCTCTATTCTCTTCTCAGCTTCATCGACCGCTTTTGCAATTAGTTCATTCTCTCGTGCTTCTAAAGTTATTGCTGGTGGTCTTCTTCTAGCAGCATTTGAATTATCTTTCTTTTTAGTTGCCATAAAAATTCACCTTTTAATAACTAAATGCACTAAAAGACATTGTTAACTATGTATTGAGATTTGGGGAACATTGAAATCTGATTCATAAAATAATTTTCTAAGAGGATTTGAAATGTTTATTTACAGCCGAGAGGTATTCTACACGGTTTAAGTTAGGTTAACAATGCCTTTTAGTACACTTAGTTAAAGTTTTGTAATAGTTTAATTGGATGGTTTTCCAGCAAAATATCCGTCATTAAAGTAGAACCCATTTCCAAAATATCCCGCCGGAGATTTTTTAAAG